AAGAATATGACGGTAGCAGATGATGGCACACAAGAGCTAACATTTTCTATTCCTTTATACGTATATGAAGGAACAGAACGCATTAAAAATTCTTTATGGCATACCGTAGAAGATAAATTACTTTTAGCTAATTTACGGAAAATAAAAGTTATTTTTAATAAAGATAATATTGTCAAACGAAGAATTTTTGAATTTATGATTATAAATGTGTCAGAATCACATTCTAAAGACCAATTATATTGTGATATAAAATGTGATGGTCTTGCTTTTCACGAACTTGGAAAAGTTGGCTATAAAATTTCGTTATCTACGGATGAATTTTATAATGAAACTAACGATTGGTTTGAAAATCCTGAAGATAAAGAAGAACCTCGCGCTACATTACAATATTGGAACGATAAAGTTTTTAATCATCATTCTGTATCAGATTGGGATTATTTAATCCAAATGGACTGGAGCAGCTATAGGAATGGAGCTGACCGTGACTCTAACAAGGTATATGAAGAAGGATATGTATCTTCTTGGGAACTAAAAACTGATAATGATAATTATTATATCCCTGCGGCGGAAGAACAGTATCGTGAAAAAGAACGTTGCATAGATATTGAAGAAAGCAATGTATATAATATTACTCAAGAATTAGCTGAAGCTTTTGGCGTTTTTTGCCGCTATGAATATGAATATGATGATAATTTACATATTATTGGTAAACACGTAGTTTATTATAATAATTACACTAGAGAAGAAGATGGATATTTTGATTTAACTTATCCCTATTCTGCTGGTGAAATTAAACGCGAATTAAATGGCGAAGATATTAGCACTAAAATGTATGTTCAAACTATAGATGATGATACTACTGATAGCGGAATAATTACCATTTTAGACTCGCCAGCGAATAAAAGTCGTGAAGATTATTTATTAAATTTTGAATATTTATATTCTATTGATGGTATTACTGAGGAACAATATAATGCCGTTTTTGAATATGAAAATACAATGCGTAAAATAAATTTAGATATGGAAGGTTTATCTAATTCGTTAATCGCATTACAAAATCAATTAATAGAACTTGAAGCATCTCAAACTTTATTAACTAATTCTATTCAGTTAGATAAAGAACGCATCGCCGCGTCTAATGATTTATTGAACGCTTTGGACATTAAAGACGGTGATGCGGATGGTATGATTACTATTGATGCGAATAATCCTAAAACCGCCATACTTCAACCTGCTGATGACGGAAGTTATTCAATTAAATTAACTGAACACGGTATTCAACCGGAAACTTTACATATTTATGGAAGTTATAATTATGCGGCTTTAGCTTATGGCAGTCCAGAGCTAAAAGGGCAGATTGAATATGATGAAAATCAAGAAATAATCGGCGTTAGTAAAATTTTCTTTCCTACTAAAACAGCTTCTAATTTAGTTTATTTAGCTTATAAATATTCTCCTAAATTATATTATGAGACTGTTCAACAAACTTGGATAGTTAAGTTAAATAAAGATGAAGAAGAATTAAAAGCTGTTGAAGCTGAGTTGGATAATTTTAATACACGTATAGATTCTTATACTGAATTATTCGAGTCATATAAATCATTGAAGGAAAAAACAATAAAAAAATTTAATACACTAATGGGGCCAGCAATTCGTGAATCATATTGGCAACCAGAAGATTATGAAGATTATGGTAGTTCTTATTACTATACTTTAACCGATATTTATAATGTAAATGCCGATTCTCACGCGCGCGAAGACTATTGTGAATTTATATGGGATGAAACCGCTTTTGAAGATGAAACTAAGATTTATTATGAGCTTGGTATAAATAAGGATAAAAAATATTATCCTTGTATTGATTTATCACAACATTTAGAATATGTTGCGGAACATTTAAATGAATTATCATTTTCTTTTTATGATTTTAATGTATCTGAGAACGATGAGCGATATGCACCTAAAAATTTAAAACAATTCGCGGCTAATTCTACGGCAGAATATGTATTTATTAAAAAAGCAGATGAAACAATTGTTCCAGCGCTTATGCTTACAGGCGTAGATGCGGTCAGTGAAACCACATTAAGTCATATAATAAATTCAGAAGGCACTTATCGTCCATTAATTAGCGTTGTATCCACAACAATTGATGAAAGTGGCTTAAATGTTATTAGAGATGAAGAAAATGGATTTTTTCCTATTTTTCTTAATGTTCAAGATGGTGAAGTAATAGAAATTACACAAGTTTTCCCGCGATTTAAAATTGATTCGCTACAATTAAATACTGCGGCCGATAAACTATTATTAAAGACAAATGAACGGATGCTTGTAGAATATGAAGATTATTTCACATTAATACGAGATGATAGCAAAGAGGATAAATATGAATCTTACTATTATATAACATTAAAACCGTCTTCAATTTTATTTGCTTCAAATTTAATATATTCTATTAAATATTTTATTTCTAATTTAGCTACTGGTATTTATCTTGATGCAAAAAAGGTATTACAAGAAAATTCAATGCCGCGAGTTAGCTATACAATAAGTCCAACGTTATTTTTCAATAAACAATTGACTATTAATGAGGCATATAATTCTGATTATAATATTTTAGAAACATATGAATTATTAAATCATATATGTAATATTAATGATTCGGATTTAAAATTCCAAAATGTTCAAGGTTATGTTTCTAAATTAGAATTAGATTTAGATAATGAAGCAAATGATAGAATTGAAATTAAAAATTATAAAAACAAATATGAAAATTTATTCTCTTCAATTATTGCTCAAACTGAGGAAATGAAGAAAAATGAATACAATTTTGGTATCGCATTAGACGCTTTTACTACCGGCGGCAATTTAACTGAATCAGTTATTCAAGCTTCATTAGATAATGCTAATGTTCAACAAGAATTTAACAATGGTAAATTAATTATTAATAATAAAGAAGGTATTTATAGTATAGGTTCTGACGGGGTAGTAGCATTGCGCGAGGGTGGTATTTTTACAGCTACGACAAAAGATGATAAAGGTAATTGGGAATGGAATCCCGCGGTTTTGCCGCGTGGCTTAAATGCCAGCTCGTTAAATTATGGTCAATTAGATACTAATGATATTAATATTTACGCTGGTAATGATATAAAATTACAGATGAATAGTCAAGGACTATTTGCCTATAAGGGAATTTGGGAAGATGGTATCCTAAGCGCTGAATCGGTAGACGAATCACTATTAGATAAAAAACAATATGTAGTATTTAATTCAGAAGGATTATTTTTACGCGCTGATGCGGGCGTAAAAATTACCCCTAAGGGTTCTTCTCAATCTATAGCTTTAGCAGAAGATGTAAAACGAGTGGAAATAAGTTGGGACGGATTGAAATTACGCAACTGGAATAATCAAGAAGTATTTTTTGCTGATGCTGACACAGGAGATTTAACTTTGGCTGGCAGCATTTTGGCTAAAAAATTGTTTATTATGGATGATGAAACCGTTCAAGAATATGGCGGTTTAAAGCAATTTCAAACTGATTATGATGTATATGTTAAAGCGAAAAAGCCAATTTCAGTATATTCAGATCAAGACATAAATATCAGTAGTGGCTCACGGATTTCGATGGGCACTACAAATGGTGATAGATTTGCTTCTAAATTGGAATTAAGCCAAAATGGTATTTTTATGAATGGTAGTTATTTACAATTACAAGCTGATAGCGCTTTCCAATTAGAAAACGTATACACAATAAATGCTAATACAAATTCGCAAACGATAGATATAAATAATTCAGATGTTAGAGAAAGCTACATACGTTTTGGTGTTCAAGATAGTGAAAATAATATTAATTACACGACTATTATTAACCAGAATCAAGTTCAATCTGCAATGGGTATTTTTGATAAAATACTAAGCAATAATGGCAATTTTGGAGTTACTGGCGATACTAATTATAATATTGTAGTAACAACTGATGATTTGGAATCATTTATTCCGTCTGTGACAGTGCGGCCTTGTATTATATTACATATTGCTACAAATACTGGTTTTACTTCTTATTCATATAATAGAATTAATACTTATGATAAAGTAATAAAAAGTAGACAATTGGTTAAATTAACGGATGCCCAACTACAAGAAGAAGAAATAACTTGTATTTCATTAGTTGGAGCATTTAAAGCGCCCAAACCATTAGTTGAAACAAATCAATTAAGTACAATAACAATTAGTTTACCAGTTACTACAGTAGTATATTCTAAAACTGATGAAGGCACAATTAAACTTTCAACTCAATATGTATCAAATGCGCTTTTTAACCAAGAAGATTTAGCATTAACATTATATAGTAAAGCAACTGTTAATGATAATACATTAACAGTTGATGAAAGTTCTGTATGCACAATAATACCATCTAGTGTAAATGAAAATAATGAGACAGTTATAGAAAATGAGACTGACCCAGAAGAAAATGATTCCAATGTTGATATTAATTCTGGTAATGAGGATACAACTCGCCCATTAACTATCTTACCAACTACAAGTTTAAAATTTATTGATAAAACGATGCGATTAGAATATAGATTATCTTTAAATCAAGAGCAAGCATTATTATCAGCGGATGAAGCTAGTGGTGGAGATGAGCGAACGCTTTATTATAAAATTAAATCACCTTATTATTATATTGATGAAAATACAATTGTTACTTTAGGATTAGTTATTGGCACTTCGAGAGATACTCCTATGTATGAGGAATCAGAAACAAATGATACAGATGTGTCCTCTTATTTTAAAATTACCACATATACATCTACTTCTGACTCAGCGCTTCCTTGCCAAACATATTATTTACCATAAAAATAAAGCCTCCCTTACGGGAGGCTTATTCTTGTATATATGGCATCAGCATATACATTTGCTGCGGTGTAAAATTAGCAATTTCAAGCTCTTCTAGCTTTAAATAAGGAGAAGTAAGTTCAATATTTGTTTCAAGAAGTTCCATTAATTCTTGATTAAATTTTTCAACACAATCAGGTTTTAATTGAATATTCTTTTCTTCATTTAAAATGAACTTACCATTTTCATCCTTTTGACCATATTTATCAATTAATTGAGTTCGCGTTTTATGAACAATTTCTTGCTCTTTTTCAATTTCTGCAAGTAGTCGCGCGATTTTATAAGCGGTTCGCGCGGGAAAATTAATATTTAATAGTTGTTGTAGCACTTCTGTGCTTCCCATAATAGTATTTAATGTAACTGTCATTCTAAATTTTCACCCCAAGAAGATTTTTGATGTTTTAATAAGCTAACAAAATATTTACCAATACAAATAGCGTCGGCTTCGTCTTGTGTGCAATCTTGGTCATACCAAAGTTTAACTTTGTCTTGTGCTTGCTTTTTCTTATTTTCGCGGCCAGTTCCTTCGCCAACGCCGCAATATTTTCGCCATTCGGTTGCGTATACAAGGTCGTGGTCTATACAGGCTTCAAATAAAGTATCAAGAATGACGCCTTGAAGATTTGCGAGAACTCGATAAGTTTCAACTTGCATTTTATTACTGCCGCCATAAGCTTGTAATTGTATATGTTCGCATCCTACAAAATCTGGTTCCCACTCTTCAATTGCTGCGCGCAGCCATTTTTTCACTTCATTAATACGCTGTTCAGCATTACCTTCTTTAACTTTATATACTCCATAAGAAACTAATGTTCCATTATCATAAATTGAATAACCAGTAATATTTGTTGCCGCATCTAATGCTAATATTCTCGTTGTGTCCGCTGTTTTAGCAGGCACTTTATTTTTTTTCACTTTATAGCGGTCTCCCGCTTCACAAATTTCGCAAATAGGACGTTTTCTCCACGTTCCATATGTTTGTAATTGCTTATGCCCATTAGGACATTCCATTTCTAATTCTGTATTTAAATTTTTATAAGAAGTAGAAATCAGTTTCCAGCCTTCTGCTTCTAAATGATTTTGAACAGTATATATATTAATTGGCATTACTTACCACTGGAGCCAAAGCCGCCATCATTTCGTTCAGTGGCGGGTAGAATATCTACGACTTGTGCTGAAAAATGATAGGAAGGCATAATCAATAGCTGAGCAATACGGTCGCCCGCATTAATAGTATAATCAGAATCAGAAATATTATCATAAAGAACACCAAGTGGTCCCCTATATTCACTATCAATAATTCCGGCGCTATTACTTAGTCGTAAACCAGTCTTTGCGCCGATACTAGAGCGCGGGAAAATCATTGCCATCCAACCCTCTGGTAATGCGATATGAACACCAGTGCGAATCATATTACTAATAGAATGAGCAGGAAGCGTTACAGTATCTGCTGCGTAGAGGTCAGCCGCAGCATCTGTGCTATGTGCATATGTTGGAACTTGTGCTCCTTCATCTAGCTTAATTGGAAGAGCAATGACAGGAGCAGTCAGTTGGTCAATAGCGGCATCAAATAAATCATTAATAATATCAAAAACGGCATTTACAATTCGTTGCTTATTGTTAGAGAGCTTTAAAGAAGCAATATATTCCATAAATATCTTATTAAAAGTTTCAACATTATTGTTACATTCTTGCTTACTAAGATTTTGCTCTTTAAATCCCTTAGTAAGATTAGTAATAGCTTCCTTACGCATATTTTCAGTAAAACCGCCTTTAATCATACCAATGATTACATCAATATTATCATCATTAATATCAGTTTCTGGTAGTTCTACAACACTATTAATCATTTCCACAATTGAGGAAAGAGACTCGTTAGATTCAATTATATTTGTTAAAGAATTAAAATTTTCCATAATTGCCTCCATTAAATATCAAAAGAACATTCTACATTTACAATATACCAAGAATCAATAATTTCGCCCTTACTTTTCTTAGTCTTTAAAACATAACTAGACTTAGTAAGAGTAAAACCTTCTCTAAGCTGATTATCTTTATACTGCTCAATTGCCGCAATAGCTTGTTCTTCATTAGAAACTCTAGAGCTATAAGTTAATTTAATTGGTTCACCGATTACTGTTACCATCTTCATTCTCCTTTTTTTCATTTAATTCTCTTAATTTTTGGATTAAATCAATGTAATCTAGCTTTCGCGCTATTTCACTGATGGCGTCAATTTTATTGCGATTCTTTTTACCCAATTGTTTTTGTATCGCACGACGCTCTTTCCTATTTCGTAAACGGATATTCGTTTTATTATCTATTTCTGCTGAGGTTGATTGAGTGATGAGATTTAAAGTTTCGTCTTCGTTCATTGTAAATTCTCCAATATTTCACAACAAGTTTTATATACGCTTTTATCGCATTGCGATATAACAACTAACTTATTATTTTGATTAGTTACAAAAGGAATATTTATTTCGTATTCTTTATTTATTGTAAATTCGCCAATTGTAATTTGACTTTTTAATCCATAAGCGTATACTTTATCATCTGTCATTGATAACTCAGCCGGGCCTGTTTTTCCATAAATTATAAAATATTTATTATCTTCTTTAGCTAATCCAATAAATTTATTATTAAAGCCACGATATTCGATAAGTTCCATTAGCCGCCACCTCCTGCGTTTTTATTATAACCATATTCCTGAGTTTTGAAAAAATCTATATAATATCTTTCTAATTCTGAAAGTTTATCTTTTTCGCAATATGTAATAATTTCAATTGTCCAATTCCATAAACCGGTATCAAGTATTGCGTGATGAACCACTTGGTCCGCGATTGATTGAATTCCCACACTAGATTTCATATGGTCACTGATGCGTTTCTTAACATCAGTGCTTTTACCAATATAGGCTTTGCCGCTTTCTATATTTGTTAATTTATATATACCGGGCTCTGCACGAATCTCAATACGCTTAAAAGTATCATCTAAATAAGGCTTAACATATTCTGCCCAAACTAACTTATTTATAATATCAGGATGCCGCACCTTTTGTGAAACAGTATTTAAAAGAAAATCAATATCGTCTTTATATTCATCAGGCACTTGTATAGTATAAAACAAGCGTTGTTGTTTATCCATTTCATATTGCTTGAGAGGAGCAATTAAATCTTGATAACGCTTTTCTTCATATGCGACCTGCTCTTTAATTTGTTCTACGCGCAAATCTACTTGTGATATTAATTGTTCTGCGTTAGATTCAGCCGCGCGAATAGCATCTTCATATTTCAATACTTCTTGTTTATAATTTAATTCAAGATTATTTTCTTTTTCTTTTATTAAATTGTCAAGAGCTTCTTGCCTTGTAGCCAGTTGTTCATCAAAGTAGGTATTTAAATCAATATTTTTTTGATTTAGCGCTTCTAGATATTTATATTGTATATTTAAAATCTTATTATTATAATCTTCAATAATTTCGTTTTGTGTTTCTATATCTTTTTGTAAATCAGATTTTTGTTCTTTTAACCGATTAATATCATATGAAAATTGTTGTAATTCAGTTTTATCAAGAATGAGTTTTTGATTATATTTTATAATTAATACAATAACAACTATAACTAAAATTCCACTTATTATCCAACCCATTTACATCACCCATCACTCCTTTACTTGATAATTTATTATAACATATTTTTTTAAAAAAGTCAAATGTAAAAAAAAAGACGAGCATTTTATTGCTCGTCTTTAATATATAATCCACAATGGCAAGATGAACCAACTGGAACATTATTTAAAAAATCTTCACACATACATTTATATTTTTGTTGTCCTTTACTATTTACGACACAAGGGCAATACCCATCATTATCTTTTAGCCCCAATTTAATTATATTTTTTAATTCTTCATTAGTAGTAATATGCACTTTCATTATGATATAACCTCAGCATATTGATTATTTGACGCTAAATTAACGCCTAATACATTATCGTAATGAGGCTCATCTCCTAATATAAAGCGACCCCATTTAATAATTATATTATCGTATAATTTACAAAAGTATGTAAACCCCTTTTTTTCATCTGAATTATAACCCGTATAAATAACAATTATATCGTGACAATCTTTTGATCGTCTAATATAATCTATTAATGCACAAACTTCAACAGGACTATCTAATGGTTCTAATCCTTGAAAACAAAATCCTTTTGTTAAAGGATTATCTTGATATAACTGCCAAATAGCATCAAAATAAATTTCTATATCTGGTTCTGTTGCGAGCGCACTATTTTGACATACTTGGCAACCATTTAATTTATCACATTTAAAATCGCATTTAGGAAATTCTAATGTTAAAACTGGTTCTTTATAATTAGTAAAATCGCAATCAATTATTCCTTTAAGTTTCATTTATATGCTCCCATTGCCGCATTTTAAATTCCGCTTTTCTTTCTTTACTCCAAGTTTTAATTGGTGTATAAAATCCTACAATTCTTGTATATTCAGTAGCAACATCACCGCCGCAAATAGGACACTTCTTGCCATAAAAAGCGTGATTATTAGCGCAAGTTTGAATTTTTGTATTAAAAGCAAAATAGGTTAGACCTTGGTCAGCAATATAATTCACAACTTCCCAAGCTTTTTCAAAACTATCAAATGGGGCATCTATATTTAAGTGGGCAATGCTGCCACCGTTACAATAGCTATCAAACAAGGAGGCAATACGAATACGCTCTACCATTGTAGTTTTAATACCCAGTGGAATAAATTGATTACCATATAATGGTAAATCTTTTACTACCGTTTCAGGGAAGAAAAATTCATCAGCAATCTGCATTTTTGCCGCTGCGGATTCACCTGGAATTTGTTCGCAATTAATTTTATAATTTTTATCCGCGGCAAAAGCATCTTTAATTTTATGTAATGTTTCAAAAATACGCTTACCAAAATCATCGGCTTGCTGTGTATAGAATACATTTCCCAATTCATCAGTTCTTGTATATCCAAACGTTTTCATCGTTTCATAAACGCCGATAATACCAACTGTGTTATATAAATGTTCAAAATCAACAATTCCGTGTGTGAAGTTTGGTAGTAGCCCTTTTTCAACGTTACGCTCAATAATATATCTTACGACATCTAATACCTTACAATCAAGTTCTACCAAATCAGCTAAGGCATCTAAATATTCATCTTCATTATTAGGATGTTCAAGAGCTAAACGCGCGAGATTTACGGTTGATACTTTTACTGAACCAACTTTAAGTGCGGTGCCACCAATACTATTAAAATATCCTAAATCTTCAATATTACTTTTTAGACGGCAACAATTACTTAGTGAATTAACACTGTCGTCAATAAATAAATTTGAATCACTCCAAATGCGATTATGCTCAATACCCCATCGTGCGAAATCTTCATCTATAAATTTACCATCTTTTCGTAGCAAACTTATAGTTAATACTGGAAAAGTAAACATATTATGTTGGCGGATTTCAGCAACAACTTCCATAAAAGTTTTTTGAAACTCTTGAATTTCCTTTAATGAATCAATCATAAATGAACCATCAGGAAATTCTGCGCCACTAAATAATGCTTCAAGATATGGCATATCAAAGACAGAACAATTAGTAAAAGCAGATTGCATACCGTCTCTAACGTAAGGTTGATTTACGGCATAAATAAAACGTTGAATTTGTTGTCGCGCATAATAATCTGGTGATTTAGTAGCATATCCATTATTACAGTCTTTCTTCCAAAAATAATACATATATGGAATAATATTAGGTAAACCTACTGCGCCTGAACTTCTATTTGATGCGAAACTAATAAATTCTTTTACAAAATCAATAAAAGTGCTTAAATGTTGTGGCGGTTCGGCATTAAAATTATTTAAAAAGAATAAACCTTTTTCAGCAACATCTTTTAAATCATAAGCAAAACAATAATGCACATAAGTAGAAGTATCTGCATCGTGAAGATATAGCGCTTTTGTCCATTCTTTTTCCAGCCACTCATTCGCTACTTGGAAACCATATTTTTTATTTAATTCATAATAAATTTTATTATAAGCTAGCAGCTTACGATGCGGCTTCGGCATTTCATTCATTAGCGTGCGCATATCTTTGTTTCCTACATTGGAATTACCATCTACAGAAACATCAGCTACAGTATCTTTATCAATAAAATTATCAATAAAATCAGTATAACTTAACTGTTTATCTCCAAAACCATTAAGATAAGCGAGTTCTTCTCCATATTTTTCGCTCATACGATTATAAGCAGTTGTAAAATTTTTATTGAGCCTTACTTTAATATCCATTATATTCCCCTCACTGTTGATTTATCCACTCATTGATTTGCAATGGGCTTGTTAAAATAGTATCATCATCTATTTGTAAAATTGGCGCTGATGTAATATTAAATTTTTCAACATAATCTGCTAAATTATATTCTTCAAATTCAATACCTTTATCAGCCATTTTCTTTTTTGCCATTTTACAAATACCGCAAGTCGGAGTGGTATATATCTTTATCATATTCATTCCTCCACACCATTTATTTTTGCCCCGCAATAAGGACAAATACCGTCTACTACAGTAAAATTATATTTATCACTGAAATGCGGACAAATTTTTTGATTTTCTTTAATAGCTTCACGAATCTCAAAAATATTAGTTTTTAAATCCATTGTAGACAAAGCTGCTTTTAATTGCGCATCTAAATTAGCGCGATGCGCCATAATAATATCAATATCAATCATATTGTCCATCTCCCTCGTTGTTGAATTTTATTAAAAGATTGTGAAAATAATTCTTGCGCTGAAGGATGAAATTTTAATAATAGATTTTTTTCTTGAATATAAATATTATTTTTCTTTTTAGGAATTTTATCATTAATACAATAATCCATTTTATTCTTTGTGCTAAAGTTAAAAGTAGATGCTGTTAATTGTTCTAAGTTACTAATTGGATTATTAAAACCAATATTAGGTGGTTCAAAATTTAATTTTATCATTATACCTTTACTCCAAAAACAATATAATAGATTTAATTTATAAATAAAATCTCTAAAATATTGTTGTTGTGTAGGCCAGGAACCGCCTATTGGAATATATACATTTGAAGCGGCGACAATATCTGCTAAAAAAAGATTCGTATACTTTTTCAACATATATGGCACTTCTTCTAATTCTATATTTAAATCCAATCCAATAACATTTGTGCGCGCTATTTTTTCATACGAGCGCATAGAAAAATATTGCGTTAATGTATTACAAATAATAGGATGAATGCGTATAATTGAAGAAGGTTTACGCTCAGAAATAATTTTAATCGTTTTCTCCCAGTCATTATAAAAGAAATCTTTATCATATAAATAAACTCTTTTATTGGGTATGATAGCTGGTAGCGGCAAACGATTTGTTCCCGCATAATTTCTATAATATGTATCATCCAATACGTGTTCTATTACTTTCGCGCGAACGCCATCATTGTATTTTTGCTTTAAAAAATCTTTATAGATAAAAGTTCTTGGTAGCGTATAATCTATAATTGAATTGTCAAATGGTATATATTTACCATTTGTAAAAGTGGTGCCGCCATAAATTATATTATTTGCGCGTAAATAATTATCTGGAATTACAGGATTTTTAGCGGTTTCACTAAAAACATAAACTTTATCATAATTACTTAATTCTTGCTCATTTAAGGTTAATAAACGACAAAATTGATTTTCTTCATTTTTATAATATGAAGCTAACTTCATAATTTCTAAATTAGGAATCAAGTAATTGGTGGAGGTTGAAAGACACCAATCTAAATCTACCAGTCCTATCATTCTTCAACCTCCATACGCTCTTGTTGATAAATCAGGCAATTATCTTTTGTATCTACAATTTTCATAATTATTGGATAAATAGATGATTTATTTTTTTTAGGAATAAAATCATTATCCCTACGGATTCCTTGGATTCTTAATAAAGTTCCACGCGCGAACCAACTTTTTTCAATTACTTTTTTATGTCCTTCAGCATCTTTTTGTGATATTTGTTTATCATAAATAGCGTATTGATTTTTATATATACGCACTAACACGACACCTGTTGGAGTTAATAAAGTAACAGTATTTCGCACTTTGTCTTTATCAATAACTGTACCAATAATTGTATGAATTTTATAGATATTAATTATTTGTCCATTTTTAGAGTGAAAACTATATTCTACTTCTGGAGTTTCTGGTAATGTATTAAAATCATCAAAATCATTTTGATAATTAATTAATTCGTGATTATGATAATAAAAATTAATACTTTCCATTTCCCAAGAACTAATATTACCGCGAGAATATTTATCCGCAATTTCATTATATAATGAATTATTAAGTTTATCTAACATTTCATCCTTGTGGTCTTTTAAATATTCACGCATAGGATTCATAGCCTTTTTATATAAATCATCCCAAGTTTTTTGATAAATAGCGTTACCATCATCAATTAAATCAGCAGTAAAATTATTTGAAATGAAATTAATAGCGCTATCATTTAACATATAATATACACCATCAGAACAAGTTTTTAAAAATTTATTAAATAAAAATAGCTTAGCATAAAATTTCATTTCTTCTGGAATTAAATCTTTTGTAATTAACATTTGCATATTTTGTAAAGTCAATCGTTGTTTTTTATCTACAATTGAATTTAGATATTTTTGCATAATTTCTTCGCGAGGTATATTTTCTACCTTATCAAAAGCGCCAGATTTAATTAGATTTAATGTTTGTAACTTATTAGTTTTATTTTTATTTAAAAAATCTTCTAATGAATTATATGGTCGTCGTTCAATAATTTGATGAATAATATTATTAGAAATTCTTGTAATGCCGCGTAAACCATAAGTAATAGAATTGTCATTAAGATTTGGCGTAAAAGTAAAACCAGATTCATTTACATCAGGTGGCATAATTTTGATACCACGCTTTTGAAAGTTACCAATCGCAGTAGCAACTTTTCCATAATCTGTGTTTTTTACTTTCTTCTTTTTCTTTGAATTTTCTTCCGCATTTTCTTCATCGTCATCATCTAATTCATCATCTTCATTCTCACTATTTTCTTCATTTTCCGGCTCTTCATCTTCTTTAAATTCATCGCCGCCGCTGTTTGTAATTAAACAAGCACAGTTCCAATAAATAATTGGATAATAAGTTGTAAGTACCAAAATTTGAATCGCAATAAAGCTATATGCTAATGCGTGAGGCTCAGCAAAAGCATACGACATTTGCGGCTCAATGGCACTATGCCATACATATTCGCCTATTATTTTTCGTGGGCACTGGTTAATAAATTTTTCTTTTAAATCTGGGATTTTATTTAACTGTTTCTTAGCACAAATTTTACGCGCGGCATTAGCTTCTGCAAGTGTAAAGTGAGCCAATTTAGGCTCCATACACAGCAACATTAATTTTTCTTGTGTGGTTGGCACGCCATCTACTGGGAGATAATACGGCTCAAGTATTTTTATCTCATCTTGAGTTAATCCCCATTGTCTACATTCATCATACCATAATTGAATATTATTTTTAAAACGAACATATTTATCAATAGGTCGTTCTTCTCCTTTTTCTCCTGTCAAACGAGTTAAGGCATTTGCCATCATCATTTGTAGTGGATTGCGTGGTAAAATTGAACGAATAGCTTGGCCGCCGACTGGGCTATCAAACTGAAATAAATCTACAACTTCACCAGAGGCTAATTTATCCCAAAGTTTATCATCTTTTAAATTAATCACATTGGGATGTAAATATTTATTATAAATTTCACGTAATTCATTACAATCTGAAAAATACCCGTCATTTTTAAGTAAATTAATCGCATTGATTAATTTATCACAAATTTCAGTAACTAGAAAATCAAATTTAGTGTCACCGAGTGCTTCACTTTTATGTAAATCAAATTGCGTAGTTAAATCCCCATTTGGACTTCTCATTACGGCATTTGTAATCCAAGGGTCATCGTTATATAAAATAACACCAGACGCGTGTTGACTTCTTTTGTTTACAAGCCCATCAATTCCATAAATAATATCTAGTAAACCAGGATATTTATTTATTTCTTCAATAAAAGTCGTAATTGGTTTTCTGTCTTTTTCTGGATTACCTTTTGTTACATCGTCTAAGCTCCATAAAAAACCTCGTTCTTGTGGAATTAAACTAGCTAAATATTGAGCAGTATCATTATCAATACCGTCAGGGAAATCTTCATTTCTAAAACCGCGACAAGCCGTTAATATCGCAGATTTAGTTCCTTCTGTGCCAAATGTAGCTACTTGTAATACTCGAAGTTCTCCTCGCTCTTCGCGAATCTTTTTTAATATTAACGGACGTTTTGAAGGTGCTAAGTCTATATCAATATCTGGAAGTTCAGTTCTTTCTTTATTTAAAAAACGCCATTCTGCTAATTCCCATTCAATTGGGTCAAGTTGAGTAATACCTAGTAACATATTTGATAAAAAACATACACTACTACCGCGCCCGGGACCTACTATACTACCGCATTCCCAAAATAAATCAATAAAATGTTGAAAGGTATTAAAGTATTCAAAAAGACAATTACCGAGTTTTTTACCAATAGTCATAATAATATCAGCTTCGGTTTCAAGTCTTTTAATATATTTTTCTTTTTTTATCAATCCGTGCCAAATTAAACTGTCCCAACATTGATTAATCCAATATCTTTCTTGAATGTTATCAGATATAAATAATTGAGTTAAAATTGGATACCCATTTAAATTCATTTGTTTTTTAGGATAATCTTTAACTTTAACTTCTGGAATAATTGGATTTTTAAAAATATCATAAGATTCAATTTTATTATAAATTTCCATTGAATTATTACATAATTCAATAAAAATATCTTCACTATAATCTGACTTACTTAAATATTCAAATGCTTCATTATTATCCATTAAATGAGCAAATTCATAAAAAATATCAACTTCTCTTTCTCCATCTTTAGAATTTAAATATGCTTTATGTATATATCTATCATTTTTTGTTAAATAATGAGCATCGCAGCCATAAATCATTTTAATATTAAACGCGCGCGCAATATTTACGACCCTTTTATTAAATAAAATTTGTTCTTTGCTAGTCCCTGGTGCAACTTCAATATAGAAATCTTCGTGAAATATATCAAGACAAAAATCAAGAAAATTATTAATTTCATTTCTGTATTGTTCTATTTCTCCCAAATTTTGTCTTTTTTCCGCCGCGTTAAGATGTAGAATTGCTTTTGGTAACTGTCCTCCAATACAGGCGCTAGTAGCAATAATATGTCCAGGATTCTTCTTTATAATATCACTTAATTCAGATTTTAAAGTTGGTACTCGTTCCATACCTCTATCGTGATAAGAATTATACCAGCTTTTAGAAGAAAGCTCACATAATTGACGAAAACCAATAGTATCTTTAGCAATTAAGATAAAATGATAGTATTCTTGTTTAGATTTTCTTTCATCTACTAAATAAATTTCATTACCAATTCCACATTTAAAATCTTGCGCAATTTTATTTTCTTCTTTTAAACTTTTTTCAAAATTTAACCAATCAACTGCACCACATAAACATTCGTGATCGGTTAAGCATATACCTTTAAGACCTAATTCACTTGCTTTTAGAATTAGGTCTTGAGGCCGATTAATGCTATCCAAGAGACGAATATTACTATACATACTATGTGCGTGTGTTTCTATGCGTTCTATGTCTCTTAAATTCACATAATCACTTCCTTCTTTTATTCTATAAACATTATACCACAAATTTATATAGAAGTCAATTAAAATTCGTACTTACTTTCATCACTAGCAAATTCATAATCGTCAATAAAGAATTGAACGCTCGTTTTTCCAGCAAACGTGTTTAAATTAGCTCTGCCATAAACAGTAAGTGTTTTAGTTCTGTTTGCGCTAACTTCTTCAACGAAGTTTAAATCTTTAAAATGAACATAATCAATTCCGTTATAAGAAATTTTCATACTGTCTTTATTTGCGCCCATTGCCATAATATTTGCTAATGAAATATTTTTAATAATAAAACGCGGTTCATCTATTCCATTACCATAGTAATCTTGATGTTCAGCAAGCGCGCGTAATAGAGGTGAATTATTTTCTCTGCCATCTAATACATAATCTACCACATAACAATTCGCAAATGATTCGGCAGAATATTGAGTATTCATAAATCGTAAAAGAGATGGAATATGAGACGCCGCGATACCTACTCCGCAAGCATTTTCGTGTCCCGCGAGTAATTCAAATAGTCCAGTAGATTCAAGAACTGAACGTAAAGCTGGCAAATCTTGGAAATTTCCATTATTTCTTAATGAACCCTTTAATACATTATGGCTATCTCGTCTAACAATAAAGCAAGGCTTATTGTATTTACTCACAACATTTTGCGCAATTAAACCTGTTAATTCATTTGGTATTTCATCAGAAGCATCCAACTCTACAATAATAAGATTATTTTCATCTAGCCCTTCTTTTTGTATCTTAAAATCGACAAGACTAATTGCTTTTTCCTTAATGCGGTCTTGCCGCGCTTTAACATTTTTAGCAATTCTAGCAGCTTGGTCTTTTGCTAATTCTACGTCATCTTCTTTTGCGCCGCGTTTTGTGCTTTTGAGTTCTTTATAAGGATTAGTAAGCGCATAAAATAAGCACTCTTTTTCTTGCATTGTCCCTACACGAACAATAGCATTAATTAAAGGACAAATATAAAAAGCAACATCAATTGGCGTAAGCGAATAAGGATATGTGGCCCGTTCTTTTAATGAATAACTTTGCGCTTCAATCATCGCGGCCAAACCTTCATTTTTAATATTTGCTAACCCTTCTTTAATAATATAACGAGTTTCGGGGTCGCCTTGAAACATAACATCGCCAATATTACCCACCGCCGCGAGGTCTACAAAGTTGTGTGCTAAGTTAATATGTAAATAATCATCAAGCACATTACAAAATCTATATGTAACACCTGCACCACAAAAATCTTTATTAGGATAATTGTCTGATAATTGATTATTTACTACAATAGCAGTAGAGCAATTATTAATCATCGGAGAACCATCTTCATAATACATCATTGGGTGGTGGTCAAGGCAAATAACTTCTGTATTTACTTGTTTAAGTTGACGAAAATATTTAATATCATAACTTCCCGCGTCAGGAATTATAATTAAATCAAAATGAGCTTCATCTAAAAAATAATCAATTTTATCACTTAAACCGTGAGCCTTACCTTCGTGTAATGTAAAATATAATTTAGAGTCGGGATATACTGTTTTTATATAATTCCACATTATTGCCGCGGAGCAAAAACCGTCATTGTCGGCATCAGTTAAAATACAAATATAATTATTTTGCTGTAAATGATATAAAAGTTTTTCCGCCGCATCTTTAATATTGTCTAAATTATACGGATTATTTTCGCTTTCTTTAGTAGGATTAATAAAAGCGTCTACATTTTTGACACCCCTATCTTGAAGAATATCAATAATTGCTTTATCAGGATCAACACTATATTCTTTTCTTAATCTATAATTCATTATTCATCAGCCACCAATTCATATGTCTTTTCAAAAATATCTGGTTTACATGGGTATTGTTCTCCATTAACGCCGGTAATAATCCAATCACCTATATTCGCGTGCATAACTCCCTCAAGAGTTAGAATATCCATTTCTTCCTGCGTTTGATACGCTTCAATAATAACTGGTTTTTTTCTAAATTTACTCATATCCCTGCTCCTTATTTTATTTTTATTCTCGTTTTATATAAATATTTAAAAACATCAATTCCTCTATCAAAAGGAGAATCTTTTTCATTTAATACATTATCAAAATCCCATATATATGAAAATGAAGCTTTGTGCTTATATTTATTACACATTGATTCAATTTTTTTTCTATACTTTTGTGCCTTCTCACTTCGCCAATCTTCATATTCCTTATCAAGAGCAATGACAATTTCATTTGCTCCTAAAATGTCTGTTAGTAAACTAATATGATATTTATTAAAGGTTGAGCCGCAGCAAGCTACACAATTACTATATTCTCCATAATATACATCGTCAAGCATAACGCTCTTTTCCGCTTCTGCTATAATTGCGCATTTTCGCGCGCGAATACCTTGTTGGTGTTCGTGAATTCCATATAAATTAAATTGTAGGGGGTAAGTGTATAAAATTTCTCCAATTTGTATTGGTCGATATTTCCCAAATTCTTCTATTTCATTTTTTTCTAGTGCGCGCCCACGAATACCAATTAAACGACCATTTATATCATAATGTGGAATAATAATTTTATTTTGATTAATAGAAAATCTAATATTAAATTTATCCATTACTTGTTTAGTAATGCCATCTTTTAGCCAAGTTGGATGATAATATTTAACAAAACAATCTAAAGCAGTTTTAGGATATTCATCTAATACTGGAATGTGTATATCATATTGATATTTTTGTATAATTTCTTCAAATTTTGTATTAGGTTTTGCCGCGATAATAATATGCTTTAAAAATTGTTTAACATAATTTTCTGCTTCTTCAAGTGTAATAGGATATTCATTTAGTTCCATATAGCGTCTATAAAGTTCAAAAATAGACATTGCTTCATTACACTCTGTATAGCATCTGAAAATTTTATTATTTTGATACCAATATAATTTCATTGATTCAGCTTCGTGAATTGGATTATGACAAATTGTAGGACAAATTAAGTATTGTTTTTCTTCATTAACTTCAATTTGGTCTACTCCTAAACTTTCTAAGAAATCTTTAACATCGTGTAAGGTAATAGAATCAATAATATTTTTAACGTTTATAGTGGCAAGAAAAGCATCTTTGTCAGCTTCATTAAAGTTTACCATTTAATAATCTTTCCTTCCAATCTCTTATGATTTCTTGCTTAGCTGATTCAAATAAATCTATTGGTGTACTTAATGGATAATTGTCGGCCGTTGTCATAAATAAATCATTACGATACCCGTTGCCTAAATCTAAGCGAGTCCAAATACGAACATTTTTATATCGTCCTCGCCGCATTTTATATATATCAATGATATGAGTTGGACGATAATTTTCATTATTCACATATTTTTCATCTAAATGTCCACTAATTGTTAGAGGTCTTAATGTGGCGGCTAAACTGTTCCAAGTTTTATCACCAATTTTTGTCATAACATATCCTAAATCCGCTTTATCGGCAATAGCTTTTGAACCTCTGATGTTAGTTTCATTTTTAAATTCTCCATCATCATTCATTGCTCCCAAATTTACTTGTGTAGCAGAAAAAATAAATAAATTATAATCTTTTGCTAATTGTTTTAATTGGTTTGCTAACATCATAAGTATTGAAGCCTCATTGATACCGCTGCGCTCAAATTGACTAATCATATTACCAGTAGAATGGATATAATCAAAAAAAACATATTCAATTTCGTTAATAGTCGCATATTTTTTTATCGTAGCTTGAACATTAGTTAAATCTGGTTCACTGATTTCTTCAATAAAAAAATAATCTTTATACGTTCTAATAATTTGAGCCGCATATCTAACTCTATTTAATTCATCGTCTTCATAATGCCCCGTTAGTATATGGTCTTCATTTACGCCAGATAGATAAGCGAGCATAATGGTTTGAAGTTCTTCTTTATCCATTTCTGTTACAATAAATAAAACTTTTTTAGGCTGAACTTCTTCACCCTCATTGGTAATATCTCTTGTAAAACATTGTTTTTCGTGGCACCAACGCACAGGATAAGCTAATTTACAAGCATCAAATACTGATGTTCTAGTTTTACCGGTGCCAGAAGAACTACTTTTTAAATAAAAACATCCAGCACGCGCACCTCTACACGCCGAACTAAATATTTTTCCTTCAAGACTTGGCCCCATATTAGGAGCTTGTTGCAATTCATCAATTAGTTCTAAAATTCCTTCCGCGGGATTACCTTGATTATTTTTTCCGCGTAAGAATTCTTCTCTAATTAAATTAAAATTGCCCTCTACATTATTTAAAATTTCCTCAAGAGTTGCCTCATCAAAATTTTTCTGTAACTCTACTTCTAGTTTTGGGTCATCAATATCCACATTTTCTTTATAATATTTACTAATATCATATCCATTTTTATGTAAACGTCGAAGCAAAGAATACTTTTTTAAACGATTATAATATAATTCAAAATTATTTGGTGTAGCAAATTCATATGCTTCTTTTAATAAATCAAGTCCATTACCACTATTATAAATTGCTACACTATTGCTATATTGACTAATTTCTTGGTCTACTTCAATAGGAGATAATTTTGTTGCTCCATTATCATATAGATTTTTAATATTTATAAAACAAATTCGCGCTACTTTATTATCAAAATCAGTAGGATATAAATCTGAATATTCCAAAAATAGAAGCGGGTTCAACATTAAACAGCCAATTACTTGACGTGTTGCGACATTATCAGATAAAACCACTTCTTTTCCCACCTTTAATCATCAAATAGATAATCGTCTGGATTCATTTTTTCTTTCTTTTTGATTTTCTTTTTCTGCACTGGCACAATATATTCTTTCATTTCTACGCTCATAGCAGAACCAATATTCTTATTACGCTCTTCTTCACTTTTTCTATATTCCATCATTTCATCAATCATTGATGGCGTAACTAAAGTTAATGACTCCACTAATTTTTTCATTTTTTTAACGGTATAAATATAATCTAAACAATTCACAATAGTATCATCTGTATATCCGTAATTTTCTTGTAATCGTTTACGTTCGGTCCAGATACGCGGCCCGGGTGACTTAATACCAAAAATTTGACATACTTTATTTGAAAATGCTTCTCGTGCGTGTTTTTCATCCGCGCATTTGGGACAATACCACTGTGATGTTTTGCCGCTCGCTGAAAAAATTTTAAACATATGAGCTGTTAAAAAAGTTTCTTTACAACTAAAACACTTATGTGTTAGTCTCATTTAATTCACTTCCCTACATTTAATCTAATATAAGTATATCATAATTTTACTCAAAAGTCAATAAAAAAGAGCCTTGCGGCTCTTAATTACAGGTTATGGAATTCTTGTACAACCAATTCAAGCAGCTCTTGCTGAGAGGGGACTACGCTTGAAAGTCTAATTGGCTTACCAAAAATACGCTGTACTATGTCTTGTAGTATGGAAAGCTTACGTTCCTTTTCCTCATCAGTATCAGCGCTATCAATGTAAGAAACCCAGAATTGACGAGCTTCATTAATTACATCTTCAAAGCTGCGTTTATTTTCTCGTATAATTTCCGTATCACTTAATTCGGAATTAGAAGCCTGAGCTATTTTAGCGACGGCCTTTTCTAGTTCTTGTTCAAATATTTTATAATTAAGTGGAATTACTTTTGGAAAATACTGTGAGCATCTACCGCCAGTAACCATATTCGGCGCATCTCCATCAGTATACAAAACTCTTGTCATTGTCTTAGAAACGGGGTCATATTGTTTCTCCGCGTAGGCAATAATATCGCACATACCATTTAAAACGGAAAAAATACGTTTATCTACATCGGCGGTAACTTGTTGAATTTTTTCACCCTTTTGATCTAAGTATTCAGAATACTGAGTTTTAGTATGAGCGAGGAAAATGATACCATAACCAAGCATAGAAATCTCGTGAAAAACATTAAAAAACTCAGTTGCTGGCATACCATAGCCGGCGCCATATGGTATATCTTTTATATGTTCTACATTATTTTGAAGACAAACATAGCGTTCACATAGTTGAGCCGCGATTGTAACAGTATCTATACAAAGAGTAGAATACATTTCTTGAATTTCTGGGTCACGCAATTGTTTAATATATGATTTAAACTCACTCCACTTTTGAATTGGAACTGGGTCAAGGTCAAGTGGAAGAAATTCTGTACCATTTTCAAAATTAAAAAACAATACTTTGTCCGCTCCGGCGGCGAAAGTTGTCTTTCCTACTTTTGGTTCACCAAAAATTAGCATACTCTTAGAACGTAAAGATTTTGAAATTGTATGCTTCTTTAGATGTTTCAGGTCTAATCCAGCAGCCATACTTTATCCCTCCTTTCACATAAAGTTGGGAATTTATTATTCCCAACTATACTTAGAGGTAGTAGCAGACTTTGCTGGAGCCTTTTGAGCATCTACGACCATCTGCTCTAAAAGAGCCTTACGCTCATTAAAAGCTCGCTTAATATCGACATCGCTATAAGCAAAATCTTCATCAAAAGGCTCATCGCTTCCACGAGTGATAATTAGCTCACGAACAATACGAGTAGAAGTTTCTGGTAGTTCCTCACCCCAAGAACTTGTTGAAGCAGAACGCTTTTCTTCCTTTGAAGTATAACGAATACGTCCGCCAACGTTTACGCAATCACCGACGTTCCAGTTTCGAGAAACATAATTTACCTTATCACTTTCTTCAACAAAGAATTCTAGAACGTCTAGACGGCCACCATATTGTACGATACCACCCTTAATAATCAGGCGTCCAGTTGGCTCTCCTTCACGGTCAACTTCGTCGTGCATATCCATAATAAAGATGTCGATATTAAAACTAGCGATTTCTCCAGCCTTACCACCCTCATTGACGAAAGAAGTATTTACGCGCCAAGAACTAATTACTTGATTAGTTGAACGAGATACAAAATTATTTTCGCTAATGCTACCAGACCCAAGACGAACGGTCGCAGCTTCCATTTCTCCATAATTTTGCACAGTCTTCATATTCTTGAGGTCGTTAATATTCTTCCAGCCTGGATGTGGCTTATTGGTTGAAGTAAATTGAGTTGCGAAAAGACTTACGGGAATTTCACTGGTTTCACTATGACCATCATAGGTTTGATTAACACGAATAGTCATATTCGCGCTCTGATATGGCTGACCAGTCTTTGTAGTTCCTTCGCGGAAAGTGCAATCGAGTAGCTTACCAATAATATTTACCTTATTTGTTGCTTGTTCCATAATATTCTTACTCATTTTAATTTCCTCTCTTTATTTATTATATCATTATTATATTATAATTTAATTATTTTGTCAAATAAAAGGCGGTTTCCCGCCTTAAATTAAGCGTTCTGAGCAGCCTTTGCAGCAGCACGAGCAGCAGCCTTTTCTGCCTTCTCCGCTTCCTTCTTCGCAAGCTTTTCAGCAGCCGCGGCAACAGGGTCATAAGCAAGACCGGACTCAGTTAGCATATGATACTTAACGTCCTTTGTCTTAGCCTTACGAGTTTCAGTAGCCTCAGATTCTACGATAGTTTCTACACGGGAAGTTACAGCATAACCATTCTTGATTAGAAAATTCATTGTTGCGGTAACGGCAGGAACAGAAATACCTAGTGCGTTGGCAATTTCCTGCTTAGAATGTTCCTCACCATAATGTTGCTTCATCCAATTAATTACAAGTTCACTATTTACTGTAGCCATAATTCATTTCTCCTTTATAAATATTATTATTTTATATTTAAAGATGAGGTTTTATCCCCGCTCTTTATATATTAATTATATCAGAATTTTTACCAAAAGTCAATCATTAGAATGTTCTGTTATTTGAAAAATTTCATTTGCTAATGTATGAGCCTCATCATCAGTTTTAGTTTCATTAATAATACGAGTAAGTTTTGGAATCGTATCTTGTTTATACCCTTGAATTACTTTTTGTTCCTCTGTAATTTTACGTTCAAATTGCTGAACTAATACAATGGCACCAACTAATAGATGAGAATAATCAGAACGGGTAAGTGTTTCAGGATTAAATTCAGCTTCTCTAATTTTGTCATATAGAGCGCCATACTTCTCCCGCATAACTGTAGAAGTTTCTAATCCCTTTTCATTATTATTCGTTTTTTCAACATCCATTACCTGCTCACATAATATTTCTAAGGCGTGAGCGATTTCTTGAAATAATTTTATATAATTCTTATCCATATTAACCTCACATAATTTCAATATTTTTTGCGAAATCTGTATTTATAATAGAGCTACCAGCCGTTTTACGATTTTGTATTGGAATTGAATTAATATCTACTACAACAGCTTTATTATTCGCAGAGATAAAAATTTTATCTTGAGTAGCTGAAACCGCATAAATGGCGGCAAAATTATCATCTTTTAAATCCATTATTTGATTTCCTTTTACACCACGTGAAGTTTCAGTAAAATCAGTAATTGAAGTAATTTTCCCGCGCCCAGACGAAGTGATGGATAAAAGACCACGATATTCAATACTATCTTTAATTAAAGTAGCTGAACATACGGTTTCATCTTCTTTTAGTTTAATTCCTTTTACACCACGAGTTACACGACCTGTAGAAGAAACCTCTTTTACCGAATAGAAATTATAATTACCAGATGAACTAGCAATGAAAATTTTATCTCTATCGCTGTTTGAAAGATATACACCAATTAAGGTATCATCTTCATCCAATTTAACCGCGGCAATGCCTTTTTTAGCTCGGGAGCTATACTCACTAATTAACGATTTTTTCACATATCCTTTTTTACTTACTGTAATAAGACTATGATAAGCATTAAAGGAAGTAGCATCAATTAATAACATCACTTTTTCAAAATCTTGAAGTGGAATAATTTCATAAATTGAATAATCTTTATTATACTCAAGGTCAGACAAAGCAAAGTTATATAATTTTCCCGCATTCGTAACCGCAGCCACAAGTCCCAAATTTGTCGTATATAGCGTATTAATTAAATTAGCATTTTTTGGCGGCCTAATACTCGTGCCTTTTCTTCCTTTTTTCCCGCCAGAAATACCTTCCTTTGGTATAATGCGCAGTATGTTATTATCGAATAACATAATACTTACATCTTCTTCTTTAGATTGCGCCGCTTCATCTTGTTCGGTAGGTTCTACTAAATTCATAATTTTAGTTCTACGCTCATCACCAAACTTGTCAGCTACTTCTTGAAGAATATCAATGAGTTTTTGGTCTAACGCGGTAGGCTCATTTAATAGGTATTTATATTGCTCTATTTTTTCAATAGTTTCTTCCCGTTCATCATTTAATTTTATAGCGTCAATTTTCGTTAATGATGAAAGCTTCATTGCGAGAATTGCTTTAGTCTGTTCTTCGTTGAAACCAAATCGCGCAATTAGCTTTGAAGATGCTTCTGCTGGAGTTTGAGAAGAGCGAATAAGAGCTACAACTTCATCAATAGACGCCGCCGCGAGAATAAGGCCATTAAGAACATTAAGACGCGCGAGAGCCTTGTCAAGGTCAAATTGAATAATGTTTTTTTCGCATTCTCTAATATGAGTGATATACGCATCACAAGCTTCGCGCCATCCAAATATACGTGGAAAACGCCCTTCGTGAAGCATAATCATATTTACTGAAAACCAATTCTCTAACGATGTGTCTTTATAGAGTTTGGCAATCATTTTGTTAGGATTTGCCCCTTTTGTAAGATAAATACGAATATCTGCCGTTTTCTTTGTATGGTCTACTACTTTTTCAATACCATAATTCTCATTATTATTTACTAAGTCTGCAAGCTGGTCAATTACAGTATTAGTAAAAACTCCGTAAGGCAATTCGGTCGCACAAATCATATTCTTATCTGGATTGTATTCCAATTTTGCGCGAAGTCGAATAGATTCTCCTTTTCCGTTCTTTAAACTTTCCCTTACTGCCGCTGCATTAATAATTGTTCCACCAGTTGCGAAATCAGGTGCGCAATAAATTTCATTAAACTCTACTTCGGGATTTTTAATAATTTTAATAAGAGCGGCATTTACTTCTGAAAGATTAAACTGAGGCACAGAAGTTGCTAACGCAACGGCAATACCGGAGCATCCATTTACAATATTCCAATATCCAATAGACGGAAATACAGATGGAATAAGTTCGGTGCTATCATAATTATCATACCATTGTTCTCCAATAGCATTTTTCTTTAAACCATCAAAGAAAATATTAGAAAGTTCAGCGGCCTTCATTTCTACATATCGCGCAGCCGCGTGACTATCAGGAGATGAAGGATTACCATAGTTGCCCTGAACTGATTCTACGGGATAGCGATAAGACCAAGGTCTGGCCGCACGAATAAATGTATCATACATTGCGGCATCTCCGTGAACATATGATTGAGACATTGCCGCGGCAACAGACTTTTGTGCTTTTTGATACTTATCTTTATAAGTAAGCTTATTGGTGTATTGCGCGTAAAGTCCTTGGCGTAATCCAATCTTTAAACAATCGCGCACATCCGGTATTGCGCGTTCTTGTGCTACTGACGCGCCATAAGCAAGGAAGGCATTTTCAATTTGTTTTTGAAAATCTGTTTCGTAAATCAAATAATCACTTCCTTTTATTCTTTATTTTATTATATCATAATTTTTCTAAAAGTCAAATACAAGAATATTTTGGTAAATGCAGATTTTCATACATAATATCTAATTCTTTTTCAATAACCTCATTAAAAATTATTTTTACATTATTTTCTAATGTAAAAGTAACAACAAAATTAACATCATACGGATTTATTTTTTCTACTCGAAATTTTTTTATGTTATCTTTAATAATAAGAATATCTCTTATAACAAACATTTTATTATTCCTCAATTATTCAAAATACTAAAATCAACATTCTCAAATAAGAAATCTCTTCTACCTTCAACTTCTGGCCCCATCAGCATCATAATACTTTCAGCCGCGGCTTCAGCATCGTGAATTGTTAATACTTCAAGACGTCTTTCCGTAGGATGAAGCATAGAGCGCTCCATATCATCTGCATTAAGCTCGCCAAGACCCTTTGCGCGAGTAATCTCCCAATTCGCACGGCCTTGCCGAATCTTTTCTAACTCTTCATCATTATAGGCGAATAATTTTTGTTCGCCTTTTTCAATTTTATAAAGCGGCGCGCGAAGCCAGCATAGTCGTCTTTCTTCAATAAATTTAGGCATCAATACATAAAATAACGTCGCAATAAGGCACATAATGCTATAACCATCAACATCGCCATCCGTCGCGATAGCTACTTTACCATAATTAAGCTTTTTACTGTTATAGCGGTCTTGAATACCACACCCAAGTGCCATAATAATATCAGAAACTTCTTGGTTTTCAAGACATTCATCAAGTGGATGCTTGAGCAAATTCTTAACCTTTCCACGCACAGCATATAATGCTTCTGTATTAACATCGCGCGCAGGCATAAGACCACCAAGAGCACTATTACCTTCACAAATTATCAGCATAGAATCTTGACCGTGCTTTTCACAATCCTTAAATTTATCAGAAGAAGTAATCTTTTGTTTCTTATGTTCGGCTTCCTTACGCTCCATACCTAAGACAGCATTACGGGCTTTTTCCGCGGCTTCTTCGGCTTTTTCAACTTTTTCAAGCATTGCTACCACAGTATTAAAATCATTATTACGAGTGGTTGCGAATTGCTTTAACGCTTCTGTAATAGCTGCGCTTGTTGCGGTTGCGGCTTCTTTATTTGCCAGTGCTGTTTTTGCTTGGTTAGAAAATTGTCCCACTCTAACCTTTACAGAAACAAAGCCATCTAACACCCCACGAATTGAATCCCCATCAAATTTTTTCCCCGATAATGAATTAAATGTGCGGGTAAGCGAACTTTTAAATTGACTAATAAATGCGCCGCCATCTGGCATATAAAGCCCATTAGCATAACCGCGAATTTGTCCGCGCTTTTTAACCCATTGTAAAGCTAATTCTACTTCACAATCAGCAATATTTCCAACATATTGAAATGGCTTAGTAATCGCATTAGAAGTGTCTAATCCATCTATAAGCCCATTTTTAGAAATAAAAGTTTGTTCTTGTCCGTCAACATTTAAGATGATTTTTAAGCCGCGTGAAAAATAAGAAAGCTGCTGAAGAGTTTTGGAAAGAACATCTATATTAATTCTCGTGTCCTTTCCATATACTTTTTCAGATGGGATATAAGTAATTTTCGTGCCCGTAGTTTTTGAAGAACCAATAATTTTTACATCATCATCTGGAACCGCGCCTTCATCAGTTTCGTGAAAAGATTGAAAATAAATATTACCTTCTCGTTTTACTTCTACTTTAAGCCATTTAGCTGTATGACAAACAATCTTATTACCTTGACCATTACATCCAACACTACTGGAATAGGCCGTCTTATCATCATACTTGGCTCCGCTATGCGGAATTAGAAATGCCGCAGTAAGAGAATTAACGCCATCATCTCGCAATGAACAAGGAATACCGCGCATATTATCTTCTGCGCAAATTTCATTAGTCTTTGTATTTATAGTAATTTTAATTTGTGCCCCAACTTGATTAGTTGCGGCATATTCATCTTGCGCATTATATACAAGTTCACGCAAGCCTAAGTCCATTGCTTCTTGGAGGTCTGCTGATAGATACATTCCAAGTCGTTCACGATATGCTCTACCAGGAGATAAGGTTTGAATATCATTTGCTGAGTAATCCATTGTTTTCCTCCAAAAATTTATTAATTGAGTTATTCCATTCTAAAAAATCTGTTTTTTCTTTTCCATTTCTATAATCTAATAGCAATAAAGGGATTTTGTTATTTAAGCAATATTCATATTTCATTTTATCGTGCTTAATTAAATCTTCGCTATAAAATAATAATGAACTATCAAAATGCTGCTTACCTTGAACTTCAATTATACCAATTAATTTATTTTCAGAATCAAAGATAGCTATATCAAACGGTAACTCGTTTTTATCTTTTAATTCTTCTATTTTATATTGACGTTTAACATTATAATTTAATTCAGATAAAAATTGAAAAACATAATCTTCTCCAAAAGATACCGCACAGCCACAAGAACGTGTATGGCCATCTTTTAAATGTCCACGAAAAACATCAACAATATTACCACAATCACATCGACAAATTCTATAACTATGTGCTCCTTTTTTATCTAATTTATCACTAATTCCTATTACTGTTAAATATCCATATCGTTCCCCAATCATATCTTGTAATGTATCAAATCCTTCCATAAATTTACAGCCGCAATTTTTCTTTTTATTAATATAATCAGCCGGCCAATCTACTTCATTTCCACAACTACATCGACAATGATATTGTTGAATATAATTACCGTGACGATTCTTTAATTGATATAAAACGGTTATTTCACCATATGTTTTTCCGATTTCAATATCCCAATTTTTCTTGCGTAAGCAGCCACAACTTTTTGATTTTCCATTGCGTAAATCCGCAATTCTTACAGGACGTTTGTCGCCGCAAGAACATTGCGCTAACCAATTCAATCCTCGACATTCACGTTTATCAGGAGGAATATATTCTAAAACAGTCCATTCACCATATTGATTACCAGTTTCGTCTATAAATTTTCCCATTATAATCACCATCCTAATATTCTTTCCGCCATTCTTAATCTCTCGGGTTCTTTTTCTTCAAAATATTTTAATAAAATATCAAATTTTTCACCAGATAAATTAGAAGAGCCAGAACGCCATTTGTAAAGCATAGCAGTGCTTATTTTTGTTTCGGCGGCAATAGTTTCAATATTGTTACCAGCGCAATTTTTTGGGTTTATATTTGCCGCGGTGCGAAGTAATTCATTCATTTCCGCAAATGTTTTATACATATTACCGCCTCCTTTCATAGAATAAGTAGAATTATTAGAGTAGGATTATAATATTTTCTACCGAGATTAGAAAATTTTTTAATCTGTATATTTATTTAATTTTTCTACCCAATCTGGACAAAATTTACATATATAAAAAATAAAATTATCTATTCCTTCTTGTCTAAGAGCAATGTGTAATTCTGTGTTATATCTTTTACTATTGGGATTAAATGCTCTGTTAATATGAGAATTAATAGAATATTGTGGATTATTAGATTTTCCGCAATAATATTTATGATTTATTTTATTAATTATTAAGTAGTAATTCACATTATCTCCCCTTTTCTTTACATTTAATTATAACATAAATTAAGAAAAAAGTCAACCTTTTAGGTTGACTTTTTTAAATCCATTTCATAACTAATAAATAATAACATTCATCTGCGCGATAGTCATACCAAATTTTAATTGAGTATTCCCTTTCATTGATTTCTTCATATAAATCATTTTCTATTAGCTGCACTTCATCCAATAATTGTTCTAATTCTTCCATAGTTAATTCTGAAGGAATCAATCCTAATTTTTCTAAAGAAATAGAACGTTCATCCCAATAATTATCTGGCGTAACCAATATAAACTCTTTTAATTTTTCGTAATTTAAATTTTCCATATTCCCATATCTCCTTTTTGTATTTTATAATTTATGAATTAAAATAAGGAAAATTTTAATCATTCTCCTTATTAATCCAATCTTCTAACGCTGTTCTAATTGCCATATCAAGAGTATCAAGGCGAATTAAAGTATCACAATATTTAAGAAATTCGGTAGAATCACCTTTCTCAAAAATTTCAAATATATCATTCATATCTACATAAAGATTCTCAATTGCCGCAAAGAAAGCATCCCAATTATGGCAAAGATAGGATTCATAATCGCCCTTAGTCCCATAGCCAAGTGGGCCATTGCCAGTAATATCATCATTAGTCCAAAATGAATCACTAAGGTCTTCATATGCTTCATCAAAATTTTCATAATTGTCAAGGCTAAAGTCATTATTATACATCCATTCTGTAATATCTTCTACCATTGCTTCAAGATAGTTGTAATTCATTGCTTAACTCCTTTCCACAAAATGGACAATAATTAATTTCACAGCAATAAGCTATACCTATAGTATTATTAATTTTTTCACAATATCTATAAACACTGCTTATCATATTTTTCCCATCAATTTGTATATTAACGCCAAATTTAACTGGCTCCAATGTATCATAAATATAATTTTCTTTTTCATCAATTGCGTTAGTGCAATATTTACACATTATAAAATCTCCTCAATATCGTGATATAACATATGATAATTAAATGTGCGGCCAAAATTGCGGTTATCGTGAAAGTGACCGAACCACCAATTATCAAATTTTACAAAACGTTCTACATAATTAGTTAGAAAATTAGTAAGTGAATCATGTTCATACCAAAATTTGTCGAGAATCCAATTGGGTGCAGTATGTGTGATAATATGATTCACGCGCATATTATGCTTTTCCAAATTATCTACCGCGTGCTCCATCTCTTCTTTACTTGGAATCTCCGCAGCCCACCAGCTTTTACCTTCTGTGCGATAAACTTTATCTACTGACGTAGCGCCGCCCATAACAAAAAAAGTCTGATTATTAAGAGTAAATATCTCACCATTCTCTATATACATTACGTGCGGCCGCACTTTTCTAACAATGGCGCCATTCCATTCTTCGCGAGGTAATGAACGTATTTTATCATACTGCTCGTGATTGCCAAAGCACGCAATAGTAGTAAATGGACGGTCTTCCGTCCAATCATCCCAGTATCGCGTTTCCTTGCTATCATCCCACATAAATCCCGCGTCGCCACAAATAATCACTATATCATCACGCGTAAGTTCGCGCGCGAGAGGCCAGTTTTTGTTACTGAGATGTTTAAGTTCAAGTGAACCGTGTTTATCGCTAACCAGTCACGAAGATTCGTGACATATTAATCATCTCCTTAAAAATCATCAGCGCTTTCGTCTATCCAATCTTTTAATCCTTCTTTAATTGATTTATTAGGTTTCCAGCACCATATATAATAAACAGGGATAAACCAAATTAATATAAACCAACCTAATGTTAAAGTAATAGAGTAAATAATTTTGAAGTAGCTAATTAAATTATTCAAGTCAATACCGTCCTACACGCACCTTTATGAATATGCGACTGATTCCAATTCTGAAAAATAAAACGAATAGCATCTCGTAAGTTGGTTTCAGAATTATAAACATTATAGAAATTAAAGCAACCAACGTATGTCATTAGAGAAGTCGGTTTATCTGTAACTTGAAGAACAAAGATTTTCTTACCTTGCGCGTATAAATAGCCTTGCTCCCAATTAGTTCCCGCGCTTGATTCGCGGCCATAGCTAATAAGAATTGCGAAATCGCAATCTTCCATAGCTTTACAATCGTGCGTAAAGACTTCACGCGCCCAATCTTCTTGACTTAGGTCCCAAGCATTTTCAATTTTAAGTTCAAAAGGACAATAAATTGTGTCGGTTTCTTTATTAATAAGACTCTCAACGTTTTTCTTCACATTCATCATAAGAGAACGATGGTCACTATCGCACGGGCCAGCGAGATAAATATACACTTAGTTATCCTCCTTTACAACCTCAAATAATCCGTGAAGGCGGCCGCAGTCAGGACAAAGAAACACTTTAAAATTTACTTGCGCACAAACATCACCTTGGAGCCGCCGCAGAATTTGACATACATCAGGAAAATCGGACTCTTCAAAATCTTCCATCTGAAAACCGAGAATTTCTTCATTAGAATTATCAATATATTGAACTAATTCCCAATATTGTTTTTCATTAACTACCATCTTACTGCTCCCGCGCGGTTGCGCTAAATCCCTTTACATTCAGGCCATAAAAATAATCAAAAATCCATTCAAGCATTTTATCGCCATTATGAATAATAATGTTGCCGCCATATTCATAATTGTCATCTTTTAGGTCTTCAATGTCAATAATTTCCACATCGTCAAAACCGTATCCGTGCGCCTTTACTTCAAATGCGTGCTTATCTTGGGTAAGAATAGTATAATGGTTTTCGCGCGCGGTTTCAAGTAGTTGCTTCGCCTTTCCAGAATCACGGTCTCGAATAATTGTTAGCATTTTTAATTACTCTCCTTATAAAGATTTTCCCACGCTCTAATAATAGTATCAAGTGGCTGTGGCGTATACTTCATCCAAGGCATCATACACCCAACGTTCATAATTTGACCGCGGTTTTCACCTTCGTGATGTTCGCACGAAACCAGCTGTTTAGTCCATTGTTGAACAAAATCATTTTCTTGTGTAACGTGAACGTGTCCGTGAAGCATCCAACAATTCTCGTTATAGTCTGCTTTATAGCAAAGTAGAGGATAGTGACTTAGGATAAGATGTTTGCCATCACATTTTACTTCTTTATAATCACTAATGGATTCAAAGCGTTTAGCATAAGTGGACGTCCATTTCAAAGGGTCGTGATTACCTTTAATAAGGTGTTTGTGGCCGTGCAGAGTTTCTAGAAGTTCAACATATTGAGGGTCTTGCGCGGTTTTCCAACAAAAGTCACCAAGAATGTAAATTTGGTCGTTAGGCTGAACCACAGAATTCCAATTTTTAATAAGGGCTTGATTCATTTCTTCTACGGAAGAAAATGGGCGTTTATCGAATTTGATAATATTTTCGTGATAGAAATGCGGGTCAGCGATAAAGAAATTCATTGTTCGTCTCCTTCCTTATATTCTCGTTTAATTTCATAAATGCCGGTATCGGGATAAACTTCTTCAACAATAGTATAATTGGGTGCTATTTCTGCCCACGCGGCTTTATCATCAATTTGAATTATATAATGGGTATAAGCCGGATAAGTAGTAAAATTTGAAGTGTTAGAACTTGTTAAGAGAAGAAAAGTAATAAAAAGTGAGATACTTCCGCCAATAAAAATGCTACCAATAACTTCTCTATACTTTTCAATAAACGCTACGCCACTTAATATACCTGCTACAACAAAGATGATACTTATAATAATCAGTGATGGATAACTTAAGTATTCGACAAATTGGTTTAATAGGGTTACGCCTTCAATATTCATTTATTTCATCTCCTTCTTTTTCTTTATTATAACACGAATTTGGAGTGGAGTCAAGAGTTTATTTTAGTAAGTTCAATTTGAACCTAGGTTCAATTTGATTTTTAAAAATCGCGTAGCGTTTTGATTTTTTGCTTGAAGCACGAGCGGCGTAGCCGCGATGTGCGAAAAGCAAAAAATCAAAAAATAGGTCGGATTTTTCTCCACTTTTAAATTTATTTTTATTGTTTATATTATGTTTTATTATTATGTTTTTATTATGTTATAGGTCGGAATTCTTTACTTTCTCAAGGTCGGAAAATCCGACCTTTTAAAAGGTCGGAAAATCCGACGTATGATTGTCGGAAAATCCGACCTTTAATATAGAACGATTTTCCGACCTATTCAATTGCATTAAGATTGATAGTGATAGATTCATATTCTTTTAATTCAATTATACCTTTTGCCGCCAGAGCCTTCCTTCTCTCTAAATAGGTATCGTGAGACATACCCGTTCTATCTCTCACCCATTTTTCAGAGGGGTGAAAAGGTTTTGTAGGGTCATTCGTTTGACCTATTAATAAAATCAGTAAGAGTCTATCATTTGCAGTTAATCCTTTTTTTGTTCCTAGCGCGACAAGAAGCCTATCTGCTACACTAATTCGTTGTTCGTTTTGTTCTACCCATTTTTGGCCCTTTATATATAAAGCGGGCGCATTACCATAATTTGCCATATTAGATACCTCCTTACCGCTTAGCGGTAATCTCTACAAGCGCTTTATGTAGGGCGGGAGTATCTTCAAATAGATATACTAAATATTGTGGAAAATTTTCATTGACATCCGTTCCTACAAATTTAAATCCTTGTTTACGTAATTCATAAGCTATACGTTTTGTATAAATACGATAAATATTATTCTCCATTATTCACAACCTCTTCCATTCTTCTTAAAATTTCAATAGATGGATTCCGTGTTCCTGCGAAAATTTTGGAAATATGCGAGCGGCTACAACCAATCTTTTGTGCTGCAATATCGTGTGTCCATCTATTATTTTTACAAAAACTTTGAAAATTAGCAATGATGTCGACTTTTATTTTCTCAAAAAGGTCTGTCTGTAATGACACAATTTGTCACCTCCTCGATATAAAGAAATCTACCCATTATAAGATAGGTAATATTTCTAAAATAATTCAATTCTATTTTTTACTCTTTTACAAAGTTTTTTTGCATTCCATTTAGCAATTGCGCGATAGCCTCTTTTATATTTTCGATATTTTAAATTACTTAACAATATCATTTTCCTTGCGCGTAAATAATTCTTTTTACGAATACGTTTTTTATGATGAAAGCAAGCACGAATATATGCTTTATTAAACATTTTAGTTTCTTTAATATTATTATATATATTCATTATTTATTCGCAAAATAATTTTTAATCGCATCATACGTGCAGAAGATTTTGCCGCGCTTAAAAGCTTTTTCATCCCATATTTTAGCCGCCTGTTCAACTCTCTCAAGATATTCATAATCCTTGTCAATATTTTCAGGCTTTACAAGAATAATATCTGGGGTATTATTAATGTCTACTTTTTCCCAATTCCAATCTTCACTAAAAATAGCGGGATAAAAATTATTTGGATTAGTAGTTTCATTTAGGTATCCTTTGACGGGACAGTAACTAAAAGTCCAACATTCAAAATCGTCGTGCGCTTCATTATAATATATAAAAGGTAGAGCGCCGGGACCCCAATCAAGTGGAGCATAAGTCCACCTATCAATGTCTTTTACATCATCATAAGAATGCGCCGTGAAATGTTCGTCACAATAAAAATTGCCAACATAGGTGGTATGGAGGGGATATTTCTTGATTACTTCTTCAAAGGTCATTGATTTTTAACTCCTTACAGATTTTATCCAAATAAGTTTCAAAAATTTGGTATTCAGTATTATTTAATCTAATACCTTGGTCGCGCTTTAACGTGAGCAACCAAGTTTTATAAATGCGATTAAAATTTTTCTTTCTATCTTTCTTCTTTTTAGCTGTAAAACATAGATTAAGCGGTGTTTTCATTGTTATGACCAATATCTTCCATACTTAATTAAAATTTCATCACGGTAATAAAAGAAAATTTCTTGTTCAAGTTTATTTAAATTTACATTTTGATGTCGATTATATTGTATGCTCCATTTTTTAAATAATCGGTGTAGATTTTTTGAACGTTGTCGTCCTTTTTTAGCTGTATAACATAAATGAAGTGGCGTTTTCATTATGTATAAACTCCTGGTTCTTCATAATCTACTCTTAGATAAGAGTAGGGACTTTCACATCGTGCCATCTTATGAAATTCATCTAATCCATTATCCCTAATACACTTTAAAAATTTTATAATCAATTCTTCCGTCCGTGGATGGAAGTGCCGCCCTGCGCGAACCTTATAATAATAATCAATGGGGTCGGATTCTTTCCATTCATCCTTTGTATAGGCTTTTCCCGCGCCAATCCAATCACATATCATTTCTACTACATATTTATAAGGAATTAGATTACAAATGATTTCACCATTCTTACCAAAATCAATCCACCATTCCCAATGATGAGGATTGTGACCTTTATGATGAAGCCAAGCAATAGAATAACCGCGCTCTTCTTTTTCCTTGTCTATCGGGCTTCTATTGCCTTGAAAATATTTTGCAGATGGTGTAAATTCGATAAGACTAAATTTAGATAGGTCGTGCGTGATTCCTTGCCAAGTAATACCGCAAGCCTTACATTCTTGGTATACAAATTTCTTATGGTTGTATACCGTTTTAAAATGTTTCCATCTTACTCCCATAGTTACCTCTTAATATGAATTCCAAAAATATAGATTTAGTCCATTTACTTGTAGTTCATCATACATTTGATATAGTTCACATAGGCGGGGTAGCCCATTGAAACTATCAAAGTAATCAGGTGTAAAAGCATAACACTCAATCATTTTCTTTAAAGTTGCTTTCTTTAGAGGAATAACATACTTGGTATATGATTCTTTTAATTCTGGAACATCGTCAAGTAAGTCATAAAATTTGCGCGCATACCATACATCAATTGGTTTATCTACCGGCCAATTGAAGCTACCATTTTCATCATAAAATAGATTGTTATTATGAATTTCATCAAAGTCATAATGGTCAGCCCATTTGCTTTCATTCATTACCATATTAATGGACTTCGCGACCGTGATTCCTAGGTCCATCCCCATATTCGTTTCTCCTTTCTTTTTCTAATTATATTATAACATAAAATTTAAGAAAGTCAATTGTTTTTAAACATCATTTATTAATTTAGCTGTGCTTTTTTGTATTATAATTTCGCGTTCATTTTGATATACTACTTTTCCTTCATATTTTCTTAAAATAAAATTAGAACTATCAATTTTGCGAACATTAAACCATTCATTTAATTTTTCAATTGATTCACAACAATATAATGTATCATCGTTATACCATATGTCAGAGCGAGTTCTAACTTGGCCCATTCTTGTACAGAATGGGCCACCACCATCGGACATTTCATATCTATAAACTATCATTTTAAATATTTTTTGACTCCTTTAAAGTCAAATTCAAAACAATACCAACAATCATTGCTAACGCAGTAGTTCCAATGCTTACAATACCGAAATCGCATACTGCTCCGCTTACGCCAAGAGTAAGAACCGCGGCAACAATAGTAATATTTTTATTATTTCCTACAAGGTCAACATTATTAGACATTAGTGTGCGAATACCTGATAGAGTGATATAACCATATAGAACTGCCGCGCATCCACCAAATATTGATGATGGAATACTAACAAGAAACGCTTGAAGCGGGCCGAAGAATGCGGCGATTCCCATAATTACTGCGGCAAGGCTAATTACATACTTAGAACAAATGCGGCTAAAGCCCGTTGTCCCGACCGATTCACCATAGGAAGTGTTTGGTAGTGAAGCAGTAAAACATCCAATCGCGCTTGCGATTCCGTCGCCAATAAGAGTATAGCCAAGTCCTGGATTCTGTGTTAGGTCAGTTCCAATAACCGCGCTTAACGCTTTGTGGTCAGAAATGTGCTCGCAACAGCATACAAGGGATAACGGGAGGAATAACATAAGAATTTGGGGTAGTTGCGCCCAGTTTGGTGCTGTAAGATGTAGGAATGAGAAATCAGGAATTTGGATTAGTTTTACATCTTTAAATACAGAGAAATCAATGACAGGAATGCCGCATACTGTTAATAGTGTGGAAAAAACATATACGATTAAAATAGCAAACAGGAATGGAAGATTACGAATAAAGCCTTTTCCATAATGTGAAATAAGAGCTGTAATAAGTAGTGTTAGCATACCCAGCCCGATTCCTAATAAGCTATAATGACCATTTAGTTGGAAGTATGTTGGTAAGAAAGTAGCTAAATTAAGACCAATTACAGCGACGATTGGACCAATTACTACTGGCGGCAATACCTTATTAATCCACTCAGTTCCGCAATTATTAATAACGATACCAATGATACAATAAACGGCGCAAACAATAATACCGCCAATTAATACTGTCGTGTAATTAGGTGCTGAACCAAGTGTAAGAGCCCCAATAACAGCAGCAACAAAAGCGCCAGAGGATGAAATAAACATAGGACTTTGGCCACGTGTGCATAATTGATAAACAAGAGTTCCAGCACAGGCGCCTAACATTGCGGGCGCGATAGGTAGACCGCAAATCTGGGGAATAAGAACAGTGGCAACAAAGCAAGCAATTACTTGTTGGAGCGCGGCAACAATTAAACGTCGCGCGGGAAGTTTATCGTTAATATTATATAGCATAAATTACCTCATCAACATTTTACTTCATTATTTAAAGTTGAATTCGTAGTCGCTGTTGTTTGAAAATCACTTGTTTTTAGTGTAACAGAATCAGTAGTGATTGTATTGGTGTAAGGATGTCCACACCACCACTGATATGGACAGGTAGGCGGCGTATATGTATATGTAGAGCCGCCGCAATATTGGCATTTGTCTACCCAAGGCGCATATACGCGACCGCATTTGGGGCAAACCCAACCATTTGTTTCATTCTTTGACATATAATTTACCCTCCTGCAAATAAAATGATGGAGTATTGGAATGATTAAGATAAATCTCATCACAAGCTATTTCTATTGAGTATAAGAAATCTATATGTGTATTTACAATTGATAATGTTTTTTCTTTTATATTATATACTCCTAAAGATGATTCATTATTAATTTGAGTTATGAAAAAATTATTATCCGCAATTAGATATAAAGGTAATTTTCGATAATGTGAAACAAAAGAATAAGAAAAAATAACGTGATTTGTAACATATGTTTTTAGTTTTAGTTTATAGTAATATGTTTGTTTATTTAAACTAAAAATAGAGACTGATAAATAATAAATTCCATTTTGTCCAGTATTATGAAAAAAATCATTTGATATTGTAGTTTTAGTTTCTCTGATTTTTTTAAAAAGGTGCTTATGTTTCATCCTTAAATTGCTCCTTTAAGATAGGAATAATTTCGTCAAATGAATTATGTAATGTATTATCGCTTGTGGCATATAAAATCATTCCATAAAGCATCTGATTAATAGAGAAGCTACGTCGCCAATCTTTTTCGTTAAGATGGTTAGTGCGAATATCAAAGTAGTGAGCATAATTTTTCTTTGTAAAGATACGATGAATTTCTTCCCATACTTTATTATGCATCTCATTAACCAGTTCTAAACAATGTTCTTTGTTTCCTTCATCAAATTCTTGGCGATGTTCTTCTATAAAAGCTTGCTCTAAATCTAATAACTTGTCAGCCATATACTTCCATCCATAAAGAACGCCCATTTCGCACATTGTTCCAATGGCAGATTGCTCAGGACAAAGCACGGTATAATCACTATTCCATAGCCGTTCGATATCTGCTTCACAAATTTTTTCCGCTAAATGGTTGTTTTCTTCTTCAGTCATATTAGACTTATCGTTGATAGACTTATTCATAACTGGAGAATAGACATCTCCTGGAATATTCGCTTCCTTAAATTTGTTATACTCATATTCGCGCGCGAGATTACTGCCAAATGACATAATATCGCCACCTAAGTAGCCAAGTGGTTGCTGTTGTTCAGACATTTAAATGCCCTCCTTTTCTTCTTATTCTTAATTATATTATACCCGAATTCCGATTAAAAGTCAAATGGATAAAAAGAAAAGGAGAGCCGAAGCTCTCTTTTGTAATAATATTTTTAAAATATTTAATAGATGATATTTTATTTTTATTTATTACTTGTTTTATAGTTTTAGGTTATTATTTCTGTGCTTAACGTGCCATCATTAGCTACTTTTAATTTGTAATTAGTTCCATTAGGAGCGGTTAAAATAGTAGCGTTAGATACTGCTGTTTGCACAAACGCGGTTGTAGCAAAATGAGTGTCGTTTGAACTAGCAGCAGGAGTTTCAGATGCTCTAGCATTAGTCAGTACTGGACTATCGCTTTCGGCCAATGTCATAGAAGAAGAAGTCCACGTTGAAGGATTTGCGAGACGCAGAATATTAATTACGTATCCGCTGCCATCAACTAAAGCATATGCAGATGCTCCTGTTGAGGTATTTCCTCCCCCTACAAGAGGATAATATATCCCGTTTTTATTAGCAAAAATCTGTTTCCCAGCAGTTTTAGCGGCATAAACTTCGGCGGTAGTTGTGACACCATATTCCGCCACAAATATTGTGGAATTATTAGGATTTAAAATTTTCTCTTCTAAATTTTCAATTCCATTTTCAATATTATTCATTTTAGAAGAAGTAATTAAGTCTTTACTCTTCCAAACTGTTTTTTGATAAGGCATTTTTTTCACCTTCTTATTAAATAATAGAAGCTAATTCCGCGGTTTTGCTCCTTTCTGTTTTTAATAATTTGACCATACCAAATAATTCATTTCCGCTTAATGAGGTAATTAAACGTTGTAAGCCATTATTTTCTTCAAATTTTTTGTCATCTGTTTGAAAAATATCTCCGTTAACCCAAAGTTGACTCTGGTCGCCACATCTACTAACGAGTAATTTATATCCGCCGCCTGTAATATTTTGTCCTTCGGATACATAAATAATAGTTCTATCCCAAGAACAGCCACGAATAAAACCCAAATTAGCGGCTTCAATAATACCTTGTTCTTGAAAATTAGATAAACCTTCTTCACCTAATATGCTTGCTAATGGACCAAGACCCCAAGCAATTTTTTCTTGTAAATCACCAGATAAAAATCCTATTTCTGGAGCATCTTTAAAAGGCACGAGGTTACGAATAAATATAATTTTATCCATAATACCTTTTTGTATTAAATCAAGAGCGTGAAGAAGCATTAAATAATCTTTACCGGAGCCTGGCGGCCCAATCAATAATTTTACAGTAATAGAATTATTTTGTAATAAATCAAAAGCCATCTTTTGTTCTAGGTTTAACGGTTTAATATTTTTATTTAAAAATTTATTGCTTAAATTACTATATTTTAAAGGACTATAACGTTGTCCGTCCCAACGCATTATATCTTTTAATTCGCTACCTTCAAATAATTCACAATACTCGTTAACGGTTGCGTTTAAAGTATTGAATTGTGGGGAACTATATATTTCGGCGAATTGTTTGTCGTGTGGGAAATATTTGCCCCATCCGACATATTCTTTTTGTATAGGTTTAGTTTCTTTTTCCCAAAACATCCCATTAATTCCAGGAATTTGTCGCGTGAATAGGGCAAGCGCACCATCACTTGTTATGAAATTAATTTCTTCATCAGCGTCTTTTTGTAGCCAAATTGCTTCGCAAAGTAGATGGTGGTCATTTATATCAGATAAAAATTTATATCCTTTTAATATTCGTTCAATTTTATTTTGAGGCGCAATACAATATCTTACATTATGAGATGTAAGAATATCCCGCACGGCTTGTCGTGCGAGATATTTTGTATGTTCGTCCCTGTTAGAATTTTTAATATTTTCTAATTCAGTTAGAACTAAGGGGCTAATATATATATTATCAAAGATACTTAGGGCGCCATTTAAAATGGCAGACGTATCTAAAAAATTAATCATTATCGTCAACTCCTATTACCACATCTACAATATTTAGTTCCTTCATTTCTTTTGAAGATAAGAACCATTGATGCCGCGCTTTGGCATCGTATTGTTCCGCAGTAATGTTTGTATTGTCTAAAATAAATTGACGAATATCAGCATCTACTTGATTGTTATAAGCCATAATATCATTTGCAGTTTTAGCTTCAGAAGCTGAAAGTGCGACATATCCATCGTGAATAAGGCCGTAAGTGCTTGGGAAGCAATAGCGCGTAATATTGTCATTCTTGCCGCCAGCAGCGAGAATTACTGCTGCCATAGAGGCGGCATAGCCGCATACGATAATATTAAGTTTCTTTTTAAAGTGGGTTAAGTAATTAGCAAAGAAAAAACCATCAGAAACGGAACCGCCCATTGAATTGAGAATTAGAGTAATTGGTTCATCACTTTCATCTTCTTCAAATTCTTTTAGTGGTAAATAAACATTTTCGACAATAGATTCTTCTACTTCACTATTAAAAATAATTGTGCGTTTGTGTAGAAGCTGATGAAAATATTGATATTTAATTGGGTCGAGTGAACTGGCGTCCTCGATGAAAGATAGAAAATCTAAATCTCCCATAGGAAACCTCCTTACTATTTATAATAGATTTATTTATTCAGATAGAATTTTAGAGAGAGTGCAATCTGTGGCATTAAGGTCATTCTTTCTAATTGAACGAATATATGGGTGTCGAATAGAAATGCCAATACCATCAGTTGAAGCCTGCGCGGTGCTTATCATCATTCCTCCAATGGTCAGCGGACACATTACCCATTCTTCATAGTTATCGCGCAATTCTGTCTTAAATTCCTCTGTTAAACCTGCAACCTTGCAGAGGGGTATAATATTACCATTTTTATCATAAACACTGGTATAAATAGCGCCAGGCCATCCATAATAATATCCTTTTGAAATAGGATGAAGCGGGCGACCATTTTGATATTCTCCAAAATATTCTCCCATAAGTTTTTCACCTGTGCGTTCATCTTCCCAGTAGTTCCAAGTGCCAATATCCTTACCTGTATATTCGCGCACAGCGGGCTCAATGCCTGTAATGAAACAATCAATGTCGGCACTAATTTCTTGCTTAACCTTACAGGTAGCCCAAGCCGTCGGACCGCGTTTTCCTGGGATATAAATCATATCTTTTCTTGCGCAAACAGCGCCTTCGCCGCCAACAGCAAAAATATCATTAATATCATCAAAAAATGATTCATTCATTTCGTGATACTCAATGCCAATAACAAGCGGATTATTAATACGTTTAACTACTTCTGGAATTAATTTGATACGTTCTTCAAAAGGAGTGTTTAAATGGAGCGTCCCATCTAAGGCAAGAACATCAAAGATACGCCATTCTAATTTAATATCTTTCTGACGCGCTCGTGCCTTATCATCTAAACTACGTAGTATGGCTCCGCAATCTTTATCTATACCGCCAGGAAGGTAAACTTCACCTAAAATAATCGTGTCGGTATTAAATGCTTTAATTACATCATCCCAAAAGAATACTTTATTTTGAATTTCGCCATAAGTGCCTGTCTTTTTACTAATGCCGCGAGTTTGAAGAGCTGCGCGTTCTTTGGTGATAATTGCGCGCGACCAATTTCCATCGTATTTTTGACTCCAGAGATAAGAACCACTTGCCGCCATCTGTTCAAGATGTTGACGCTTAGTGGCAGCATCCATACTTGATGCTGGAGCCCAGTAGCGCATCGGTTCCATAGAGAATAAATCGTCCATAATTACTCCTTTTCTAGCTCTTCAATTAACAAATCAGCACTTTCGTTAAGCGCGGTTACATCACTACGATTTTCAATAATATATTCAAAATTGAAATCGTCTAATTCGCATTCGCTTATATGAGTTAGCTGATTCATCCTCATATTATTATTATAATACGGTTTTCCTTCTTTGTCAAATCTGTTGATGCGAATTGTTATTACATTTTCGTTATATTGACAAACAGTTTCAAATTCATTATAGAAACGTAAGTCTGGAATTAACACATAATTCCAATCATTCGCGGTAGCGGAAATAAATTTAGCAACGATTTCAGCCCAGTATGTTGGGTAAGTGGCACGCATTACTTCAGTGCCTAAATGCTGAAGCATAGCGCGGCCGGTTGTATCTTTGTTGCCATCCCACTTATAGTATCGTGTAAGCATATCTTTAACCGCATCGCCAAAATGAATCGTTAATACGGTTTGGCCGTGAGATTCTAATTTTTCTTTTAATAGACGCGCAAATTCATCTTTTCCGCTTGCGGACTTTCCACTAATCATTATAACTTTCATTTTTCATTTTCTCCAATTCTGTAGTAAAACAAAAATTTACATATTCACGCTCATTTTCAGGAAGAGAATTTTCAAATTTGATTAACATTGACAATCCTTTCATTGGATTTGTTTTTCCTAATGCCATTTTAATCCAAAACTCTGTTAATGTGCGTGTAGAGGGTGAAATATCTGAAAACAATTCACGCATTATGTGTCTCCTTGAAATGCTTAACAGCATTTAAATATTCTTGAACCTCTTCTGGGGTTTCTAAAACTAATCTGTATTTTGGACGTGGGGGTAAACTATCTTCTTTAGAAGGTAAATTCCATATATAATATTTTTCTGGCTTGTTTCCATTTTTGAAAGATTCTCTACTAATTAGTAGTTCACCAGTAGTTTTACTATAAATTTCAAATACCTTACTATCGTTATTATCATATTGATGAATATCACGAGAAGAAAGTTTGATAGTTTCTAACATATCTTTATATTCTTCGCGTGTTACTTCATAGATTTCCTTGTTGTTCATTCTTTTTTCCTCTATATAATTTTTTTTGTTGGAGCGCGGCGTTTTGAGCGAGTTCATCACATTTTTCGTTCCATAAACACCCAGCGTGCCCTGGCACTTTTCTAAAAGTATACCAAAAATTATCGAAAAAAGGGATAATTTGCTCCCATAAATCTTGATTAGCTACCGGTTGTCCTTGAGAATTATACCATCCGTTTGCTATCCATTTTGTATACCATTCTTGGTTATAGCAATTAATAGCATAGGCTGAATCGCTATAAAGAATAACTTTTTCCATAGGGCGGCGAACAGAATACGCATACTTTAATCCTTCAAGAATAGCTTGTAGCTCCATACGTTGATTAGTAGTATTACTTTCTCCGTTCGCCGCTTCATACAAAATACGATTATCTTGGAGAGCAATAAAGGCCCAGCCGCCAAAGGTGGTAAAGCGGCCTAGTTTCTTTAATGAGCCATCGGTATAAATTTCTATTGGAATAACACGTTCTTTACTATGACGTTCCACAAATTATACCTCCTTTTCTTTTATTTTATTATACTACAAAATAAAAGAAAAGTCAAATTATTCTTCTGGTTCCTCTGTTTTAACGGGATGAATTTCGGTATGAGAATCCAGAATGGCATAGAATTTTTTTAAGGCATCACCTAAATAACGAGCAATGGTAGAAGCAAGTACGCCCGCCATAGCTACAATACTAAGATTTTCAAATAATTCATTTGAGGTAGAAATACCAAAGTTGGTAAGAATTTCGGGCAATAGAGAAATAATTACAGTAATAGCCAATCCGCCAACTAATACTATGCCACCGCGAACTAGACCGGCAACAAGTTTTTCTTTAGAAAAGCCTTCTTTTAGGGTATTTAAATTATAATAAACGCCTAGAAGAGTGTTAATTCCTAAAGAGCCGAGATAGGCTAAAATAAGAATTGTGATTAATTGAATGTTTTTTAATAGAAGCTCAAACATATTGATTTACCTCCTTATAGGAAATCATTTTTTTCTTGACGCTCTTTATACAGTTTTTGAATATATTCATATTCAACTTCAAAAACGCCATTTTCATCGTCAGTTTCTTTTAATAATTTTTTATATTTACCATTAAGTTCTATAATGTGTAAATATTCATCTTTGGTATGTTTTCTACCATTGCGGCAAGAGTTAGCAAAATCTAGTATTTCCCAACGAATACGGTCCTTTTCATCTTCTTTGCGCTGTTTGTTTAATTCATCTACTTTATCGTCTATCTTATTAATTTTTTCTTTTAAGTCGTGATTGGCTTTATCTCCAATCCATCGAAAAATTGCTGACCAAGGATTAATTTTAATCGGAGTAATTTGAATAAGAGCAGAAAGCGCTAAAAGAATCGCCCAAATATTTTTTCCACACCATTCTAGAATCTGTTGCCCCGTCATATTTTCACCTCCATAGGCATTCCGCCTCTATTTCTATGTAATAATAAAAGGAGAGATTTTATTCAAAATCTCCCCTGTCCACAAAGTATTTTATGCGGTTGTCTATTTCATTGGCAAATTTTATTGCGTCTTGTTTATTTTTAAATTGAACACGAATATGGCGTTTAATATATGGATTTGGCTGAAAACTGGCGTTATATTCTTTATTAAGATAATGGTAGAAGTCTTGCGGCAAAAGTCCAAAGAGTCGATAAAGGATATTAAAATAGCTACCGCCAGTACAATAGGGTTTAAATAGATTGATAAAATCGTGAGTAAAACGAATATGATATGTATTATTTTCGTATGTATCAATCATAGTATATATCATCGTCCAAACTCCTTTAGCCAAGCATTATAACTAGCCTTTTCTTCTTTGGTGAGCTCAGAAAAAGTAAAAAGAGAACCAAAATCAATTTCTTCAATAGGTTTGGCCGCGGATTTGTGCGGCAATTCTATCAAATCTTTTGTAATTGAGTTAGCTTCTTTTACATAACGAGATACAGTTGATGCTGAAATACCCATTTGTTTTGCTACGCCAGAATAAGTCCCAATTTGTTCGTAAAGCGTTAGTATTTTTTCAATCTGGTCTTTGGTAATTTTTTGAGCCATATTATCATTCCTTTCTATAATATTATAATATAAAATAGAGAGAAAGTCAAACATTAAATGCGGCTTCAAGTTGATTCATAATATCAACTAAATTAGATAAAAAGGTAACATTTATTGATGTAACATCAGATGAATTTGCTTTTTCCCACACTTGCGTCCATCTTGCTTCCCCTTTTTCTTCTCCAATTAGAGCTTCTGAAGCGGTCGCACGTATTTGGACGCCATCAGAATTTTGTGATGCGGCTGATATATCAGCTGAATTTTCTAGTAAATTATCATAAATACGTTGTAAAACAAAAGAACCGGGATAATAAAGTCCATTTAATTTATACAAGTGCATTATTTGTGGAGATGTAGAAACATATCCATTCACCATAGAATTTGCTATCATTTCTACTTCTGCTGACCCTTCATCAAACACAGCAAACGCTGCTAATGAACTTAAAAATTTTTCTAAAGCCGGACGATTACTTGCGCCTAGAGTGGCATCAGAACAGTTAACAAGTAAGATTCTTAAATCGGACAATTCTGACCAAGCTAAACGTGCGCCCGCAGCTTCAAATAAATCTTGGATATTACTTAATTGAGCATCTAAGTTAGAACCTAAAGTGCCATTTACAAAACCTATATCATTATTATATTCATTAAAAGTTTTTATTGTTTCGGTAACTATAATAGTATCTTTAATTTGTTTTGCTAATTGTTGTAACTTTTTTATTTGTTCTTCTTCATTTTTTGCCGTTTTAGTAATTTCAGCGTTTAATGTTGTCCACATTTTATTCGCGGCTGAAAACCAAGATTCTTTACCACTTTGTAGAGAAAAACCTTTGTTAGTGTGTAAATTATTAGTAAAATCTTGATAAAATTGAGATGCTTCTTCTTGCACTAAAGAAGAAACTTGATTCTGAATACTATTTACATCTATTAAATTATCTAATGATGTTGTAATTTCTGTTGGCAAAACTGTGATAGTAATAGCATCTGCTTTTTGATTTTTAGGTCCAGATAGAAAAGATTGTGAATTGTTTCCAATCTGATGTAAAAAAATTGTGATAACTTCTGAAAAACTTGGTCCAGATATACGAATAGAAGATTCTTTAAAGCAATCTTTGATAGCTTGAGTTATTGCTAATTTTGCGGCCTCAGTTGTTTGTGCTTCTAACATATCATCTAAAGCATTGTGAATTGCCCTACTTATTCGTTGTTTAAAGCGCATAATATTTTGTTTTAACTCTTTATAATCATTACTATTTTCGCCTTGCTCCTTTAAAATTTCTTCTAATTTTTTAGTTCGTTCATTTAAATCATCTAATAATGAAGCAATTGTAATTTTCTTTTTGCGTTTATTTGGATTAGTTGCTAAAATATCTGCCAAAGGAGTGCCATCTTTTACGATTTGATAAACATTTGCCAACTGGTCGGTTAAATAATCGCCTTGTGTAATTATTTGTTTTTGTTGTTTTTCTTCTATTACTTTAATACCAGTAAAATTACCGCGTTGAAAAATGGATTCACCTTCTATAAAAATTGTATCTATATTATGACTTGCTTGACTAATTAATTCTTCTATAATTGTATCAGAAGTTTGCGTGAAGCTTTTATCAGTTATTACTTTTTTAACAATTTGTGGAATTAAATTATTTATTTGATTTAAAATTGAATTTAATACAACTAATTGTAGGTTATTATTTGCTTGTGCTAATGCCCAACCAGTAATAAAATTTTTTAAAAATTCATCTGATTGTAAAATTTTATTACACGCTTTTTGAACATAATCTGCTAATATATTGTCAATAGTTGGAGTAATATTGGAAAAGTATCCTTTAAATGTTTTGGAATTAGAATAACCGTGTTTTTGTAAATAAACATTTCTTAATTCGTTCGCGAGTTCTCTTTCTAATTCTTTTAAACTTTTTACATTATGTTGATTTTCTGAACGTCTTTTTATTTCTTCTTGATGTAATTTTTCCATCGCTTTGTCTAGTTCTTTTAATCTTTGTTGCTCTAAAGTAATGATGGACTGATAATTTTCAGTTCCTAATAAAATTCTATTTAATATTTCTATAAATTTTATATAGTCTACACTTTCTCCAAAAACAGAAGCTAATTCGTTATGTAGCTCTGGAAAATCATTTAAAATTGAGTTATTTAAAAGATTGGTTATATATTGCTGTTCAGTGGCTTGTTCTAATGAAATACCGCGTTGTAAAATACCTAATGCTTTTTCAAATCTATTATCTTCTTTAAATAAATTACTTTGTATATCATAAGAATGAAGCGCGGTATAAGCTGATTCATAAATATGTCGATAAGTATCTTTTCTGGTTGCTAGAGAAGCAAAAAAGACACTTCTTTCGCTTGGAGTAAAATCTAATGGCATATTATCCCTCCATATAAAATAAAACCCGCTTTCGCGGGTTTAAGTTTAGCAGGCGATGCAGGTGACGCTCCTGCGCATCGTGGGTCAAAGCCACGCACACTTCTGTTATGTTAATCGCCTATAAAGCACGATACCCGATTTGAACGGGCGAATACTGCTTGGAGGGCAGTTATGTTACCACTACATTAATCGTGCCTGTATTCTTGTATATCTACACCGTTATCTCTAAACCAATCTTGAATTACTCCTCTTTCGCTACAAAGATTATCAGGTGCTTCATATACAATAAACATAATTTCAGGTTCTTCTGTAAAACCTAAATCAGCTTGAACTTGTTTAACAATATTAGTAAGTCTATACATAACGCGGTTGAAATTCAAGCTGTAAATTTGTTTGCGATAATGCTCTAAAAATAAACAATTGCCAGGTTTTAGTAAACAATGTTCACGTCCGTGGCAATCATTGCGGCAAAGGGGTCCAGGAATGAATGGTGTGGCGCGCAATCCATATAAAACACCATTTTTGCCAATTCTTTCACCGAACCATCCTGGATTATAAAGGGCGGTTGAAAAAGGAATTTGATAGGGCTTAAAAAAACGAATTTGATAAAAGTAAGATGTATAAATTTTCATTTTACTCCTTAAAATAACTAAGCGGTTTAAAATTGATTATTGCTCTACCTGTTGAGCTAGCGACCAGGTCAAATATGGCCGCATAGGAGTCGAACCTATAACACATAATTTCTTATTCAAATAAATAAATTGCTGTAACCGCTTTAATAAATAACAAAGCCTTTTAAATATGAAGGACTTGAACCTTCTCTTATCTTGTACATCAAACGCAAAATAATTTATCCATTAAAAGATATTGCAGTAAAGGCTTTTAAGTAAGAGGCCCATAGTGGAGTTGAACCACTCTAACGCGGTTAACAGCCGCGCGCAATTCCGATTTGCGAATGGGCCAGGTGGAAAGGGAATATTAACGACCTTCTCTCCCCGTTGCAGGTCTACTTTGTACTCGACCTTCTTTTAATTGGTTATCGAGTTCCAATAAACAAGGCGCACAATTTACATTAAAATAGCTTTTGTTAAAATGTAGAAATTGCTGTCCGCGCCTTTGAACGAAGTTGTTTGTATTAAAACATTTTCACTTAAATGTATAAAATTGCTGTAACAACTTCCTTTCTAACACATACTACATATTCTCAGCCTGTAGTCAGCATTCCAATCCCGCATCAATAAAGGAATCGAACCTTTGCTAACGGCAATGCCGCTGTGCTTCCACTAACACCAATTGATGATAAACAAAGCGGTTTAATATACATCTCAATAGCCTATGTAAATCAAATAAATTGCTGTAACCGCTTTTCTAAAATTATTATAACACAGATTTAGATAAAAGTCAAGTAATTAGTTCTAATTCTAAGTGATGTTCACGAATCTATTTCCATACAATTTCTAGGCAATCGTCAAGCATTTCATTTTTTCCTGCACAAATATGTTGTTGTTCAGCAGAATCTCCAAAATGCTATCGGGAATACGAAGGGGTTCGAGTTGTTCAATTATATCCATTTCAATTATCCTTTCTATTTAGCTTTTATAAAAGCCGTTTTATATGCTCCGGGACTTATCTTTTCTAAAATAGTCGTTAGATAATAATTATGACAAGTTTCATTGATAATAGAATCAGAAAGTATTTTTGTTAGAGCTTTTTCTTCTTTTTTATTAAGGATAAGAATTTTCATATTATTTCCTTTCCTATAATTATTATACTATAATTTTAGAAGAAAGTCAAATATTAAAGGTTATTGTTCCACTATCAACTACTTACGAGGTTCTCTTACCTGAGCCATATTACTTCTGGAATGTTTATATAGGACGTATGAAGTAAGAACAGTAGTCCTGGAAATTATCGTTTATTTTTGGTTTACAAAAAGAGTCAGTTAATGCGTGACAGTTTGGACAAATCATCATTAAATTTTCTAAACGGTTATCTTTGTGCTCTCCGTTTATATGATGAATTTGTAGCGGGACTTCTTGATTTTGCCATTCTGTAATACCACATATTTCACATTTTCTATAACCACGAATAGAAATTAATGCTTTTAAAGTAGTAGAACCATTCTTTTTATTACTATTATAATAAAAAGCTGTTAAATCGGGTTTATTTTGATTCCATTTTTGTCCAGTAAAATGAGAGACATCTAAATTCAATTCATCTACCATTTTATGTAGTGATTGTATTGTGCCACCGCCATCTTGTTTATATCCAAGCCTTTTTGCTAGTTCTCTAAAAGAATATACTTCTGATACTGTTTTTTCTAATTCTTCTTTAGAAAAATTTTTCCATTTTGCTTTATTCATATTATCACTCCCTAAAGTATAATAATTGGCTGAGTGTTAGGGCACTCTTATCTCGTATCGGTGGCCAAACCGTCCGCTTCCCATATTTAATTGGTAGCCCCTGTGAGTAACGGGCTCACACGCCTTTCGGCACAGCATTTTGAGTGCTGCATGTCTGCATTCCATCAAGGGGCCGTATAAATCTTCATTCGCATTACCCACCCTACGCCGCGTGGAGGCTGAAGATAATTGTAGGGCTGCGCACGACTGGATTCGGACCAGCAATGTATCTTACGTGTCAGATTTTAAGTCTGATGTGTCTCGCCACTTGCACCACGTGCGCATACTGGCTGATGCTATCTTGTCCCGCACGGGATAGCTTTATTGTATCTTTAAAGGAAGCGGAAATTATTGGCCGTCAGCCCCGACCTTATGTAAATATTATAACACGATTTTGACTTTTAGTCAAGTATTAGGGCCATTCCCCAAGCGGCTTACCAAGGGCTCCGCGCTCTACATCGGTATTAAAATACACGCCCTGCGCGGCCTCACCTGTTAGTAGTTCTTTCGCAATATCCTGATATAGCGTGCTAATAACACCGTGGCAGTCATTAAGGTTGTCAGCGAAGAACTGAACTACGCAATTCTTGAATACAATATATGTCATAGAGAACCAATTGTAACCTTCGTCTACCGGAGAGACTGCGTAAGCAAAAGCGGGATTGCCGCTAAAGGCCGTTTCAAATAGCTCCTTCTTGTTTTGGAAAGCGCGATTAGAAGGAATTCCATCGACACTAATCATTAGCTTGACGCCGCCAAATTCAATATTGTCAGGAAGAATCTTCTGAAGTGCGGCAACCTTATCACCATTGTTACAAGCAAGAACAACAGCAGGATGCGCGCCAGAAAAATCGGTGTTAAAAGCAATCTGCGGGTCGCCATCAAATAGGGCTTCAAGCTTACGACAGTAAATTACCCAAGGCGATAAAATTTTTAATCTTATGTCATTCATTTTCTTGTATATACCTCCATTTAAAACCTTTATAGGTATTAGTTATATTTTTACAGGCTCTACTGATACTGCTCACATTCCCTTCTATAAATTTTGCTGCTTGCGAAAGGGATGAAAAAATTTGAAGAGTTATACCAGTATCTTTATTAATTTGTGCTACTTTTCGAGAAGAAAAATCTCTTTTTTCTTTCGCACTATTATTATCAATTTCCCAATAAAATCCTCGATATTCATTATTATGATTTTTCAATGCTTCTCTAAAAGAAGCTCGGTTTACTTTTAAAAAATTTGCCGCTTCACTTACTGATTCAAATATATTAATAATTTCACGGGTATTTAAATCTTTTTGGTAGACTTTTTTACTATAGCGGCTATGTGAATCGTTAGGCGTGCTATTACGGGTTAATTTTTCTTGAGCAGTTATTCCTAAATTACCTAAAATAATAGTAGTATAATGATAACTAATATCCATTTCTTTAGAAATTTCTTCTGTTGTTAATCCCTGGCACCACAATTCTTTTATTTTATCATAATCATATTTAAGAATGCCATTGCCTCCTCTTGTTAAATTATATCCCTTCTCATAACTATCATAATAACAAATCCAGTATTGTTCTTTATCATTTAATTCTTCAAGAGGACATTCTTCTAATATTTCAAATAAAAAATTATTTAATCCGAAAATTCGTATGTCTTTATACAATTCCCTATTGTAAGCTTCTAAATGCGGATTATTAGCCGTTTCCTTATGCTGTATCCATCGTTTTTCAATATTTACACTTTGGCCAACATAAATCTTACCTGTAATTTTATTAGTTATTTTATAAATTCCTATCATTATAATCCCTCCATAGATTATATTAAAATTAGGCTTGCGATGGAGCGCATTATCTCATCGGTTAATTACTCCGATGCTACCCTATTTCCACTTGCTTTCGTTGTCTTTTTATTATAGTGTGCTACTAAATGACTAAGCGGGCGCTACCCGTAGGTTAGTGGGAATTCATCCTTTCCGCACACTTACTTGATTAGCTTGCTTGCGCAATTTCCAGCATCGCCGCGTGGAGGCTCAAGTTTGATGCCGTGCTAACGATTTTTTATCAGACCGTTTGCAACTCCTACTGGGATTCAGTTTTGTAACGTATGCATCCGTTACTTTAACGGCAAAAACTGGAATACCGAATTGCTTCAACGGCAATTACTCGACTTCAAACTCACCCTGTGATAGCTTGCAGGTTCCCTCTTAGCTAAAATAATTTTCGTGCTTGGCATCTACTCATTATTTTATTTCTAGCGCCGCCACGTAGAGGCTTGGGATAAAGCGCCTCGCCTTTGATAACCCAGAGGCGACTGGGGCCTACACGTTCTTAACCGTATACAGGTGCGGTGACTATATTAACCGCTTCATGGCTCTAGTGGAGCGACCACACGATACCACTGGGACTGCCAGTTCTTTCCCTATCCATCCTGTTTTTCAGCAATTCAAATTAGCGGCTACTATTTACCGCGCCACGAACCGATTGGCCAAACCTTTGTATATCGGATATTCTCCGAGTTCGTAGGAAGCGTTGCCAGTTACCGTTATACGGCCTCGTTCTTCTTTACTGTAATTTGAATATAGACTATTGCGAACTTGCGGTCTATAAGCGTGCCACTTTAATTTCAGGTCTAAGCCTTATGTCGCAGGTCTGTATCTGCGAATTAACTGGAGTAGGGTTTAAAGTCTCCTATCCGACTTTCGCGCGAATTAGTAGGATTAAGGCTGCGTTTTTACGCCTCTGCGTATTATCAGTCCTACTGACCTGGGTGGCATTACTGCCGCCAAATGTCCCTACGTGGTTCGCTCTAACTAAGCGTGTAGGGCTCTTACAATTGAAAGTTTTTATTTCTGGTTTGTGGTTCTCTTACAACCCATTTTAGCTCCATATATAGCTCCATACCAGAAGAGTTATATATTTCGATG